GACATGAGCCGTAGGAGCCACGTCAGGAGCCTCGACATGAGCCGCACGAGCCTCAGCCGCACGAGCTTCAGCCACAAGAGCCTCAGCCGCACGAGCTTCAGCCACAAGAGCCTCGGCCGCACGAGCCGCACGAGCCTCAAGAGCCTCATTTGTGAAACTTGCTGAAAAACTAATCACGAAATAATAACCACAAAGCCCAAGCCATGAGCTTTTATAGCCGACATAAACATCACCTATAGGTTGTTTTGTGTATATGTTTTTATGGTTGAGAACCGTGGAATACTCAGACAGTTGGTCGATGCCATGGGCGTTTGTAAGTATAGTGCATACTTGTTCTCTGCGATGCTCTATGTTTGATATGTACGGACCGCGTGGTCCGGTGATCACAATCTTGTCACCAATCCTCACAACATGAGGTTCGGGGAGCACAGGGGGCACAGGGGTTGACTGCTTGGTTTTGCACATGGCGATAACGTATGCGAATGTTATATACCATGTATAATGCATAATTAGACTATCAATTTTTGTTAAAAAAACGAAAAATACCGTTTTTTTAATAAAAACAATTAGCAAACCAACTTATTTAGCAGCAGTGCCAGAAAGATTGCAATTCAGTTCTGCTCTGCTTTGTGTAAAGATAAGAAGAAACCAAGATGAAGGTTTGTAACCTTCATTTGCGTTGAGCCACTTTGTAGCCATGAATTGTCCCGTACACAGATGTCAAGTTCATTCGGTGGTATAGCAAACATCATAAAGCTCATTTTATCAAGCAAATCAAATCGCGATGCAAACCACTCAGCCTTATCATGTAAGTCATCATGTTTTACCTTCAATCTTTCATCGATATAGCGAGCAATTCCAGAGAGGACGCTGTCAGATGATAGCGCGGCTGTAACAATTGTGTGGATGGCGGCATCTTTACGTTTGCGGATGGCGACAGCTTTTTCTGTGCGGATGGCGGCGTCTTCACCTGTGCGGATGGCAGTGGCTTCACCTGCGCGGATGGCAGCGGCTTCACAACTCATGTTTAACGTGTTAAACACTGCTGTCCAGAAGATGGTCAATTGAATAACAATGCGTTCGGTCAGTAGCAGTCGATCCATGGCAAACACGTATGCAAAAGTTGTATATTAATATGTTTATTATATAATTAAACTATCAATTTTTGTTAAAAAAAATGAAAAATACTGAAATAATCAAAAATAATTATTAGCATATAAGCCAATTATTACTAAAAATGCTTTTCATTGTTGAAAAGTGGTTAGAGGAAAATATATAAAAGGGAAAGGGAACTATGGCATAGAATGCTCACGCACGGGCTCGAACCGTGGACCACTGCCTCATAAGAGCAATGCTCTACCAACTGAGCTACGAGAGCTACTAGCCATAGTATGAAATGAACCCACCAATTCACCTCACAAATGTATATTATTATTAACTCTTTATATTGATTTTATTTGCATTTTTTATTTGCATTTTTTATTTGCATTTTATATTTGCATTTTATTAATTATATGTTTACACTTCTATATTTACACTTCTATATTTAAAAATCCTTCATCTGTATATAAAAATTCAGGGTTAAATATATTTTTATCAAATAGAGGTTTATTTTTTATAATATATATAAATATAATAGCAGTAAGTATTGCTCGTAAAACTATACCAGTTCCAAATGTAATTTTATTAATATCAACGTTTTCACGGTCAAACATTTCCAATAATTTTTCACGTTTTTGAAATAATTCAGTAATAGTATAGGGAGAGCAAAGAGCATATAAAGAATATCCATATTCTTTATTCTTTTTTAATATTTTTGCTGTTTTTGTAGAAAAACTTGTTAAAGCATTATTACATGCAGGACAATGCCTCATCAAAAAAACTTTATGCTGTACATTATTTGCTTCATTATTTGCATTATTTGCATTATTTGCATTATTTGCTCCATTATTTGCTTTATTTGCATTATTTGCTCCATTATTTGCTCCATTATTTGCTTCATTATTTGCATTATTTGCTCCATTATTTGCTTCATTATTTGTATATATAATGATTTTCCTATAATCACTTTTATACTTCCAAGTTGACACCTCTATAATATTATGTATGTTAGGTTTTGTACTGTTTATCAATGTAATTTGACAAATATCTAAATTATCAAAATATATATGCTGTTTGCATATAAGTTTAACTAATTTATTTAAAAAATTTGAATGTGTAGTTATAAATGTGCTTGTGTTTGTGCTTGTGCTTGGGTTTGTGCTTGTATTTAAATGTATAATTTGTGGTAATTTGTTTTTTAATAAGTCAAGAAATTTTTCTGGACTATGTGAACTACAAAAAGCATCTTCACGGTCTATAGAAGTTTTACATTCATTTATTCCATCAGCATATACATTAGTATAGTTTATCCATTTCATATAAAGTGCAGGTTCAACTTTAATAAATTTAAAGTTAGAATTTAATGACTCTTGTACCGCTTTTGTAAGTATACCTTTATTTGATAAATCTAAAGCACCAAATGCTTCCTCACTACAATAAGGTAAAATAGTAAGTTCTATTGATTGGTTTTCTTGTATTATTACATATTCCTTTATTTTTTTTATATATTCTTGAAATTTAACATTTAAATCTTCTTTTTTATGTACACCATCACAAAATGCAAAATTATATTGTGTACGGTTCTTTATTCTTCTAGTTAATTTATTTTCTTTATATTCTTTATCTACTTTACCTGCGTCGTCTGTTTCTTTTACACCTGTTTTACCTGTTTCACTTGATTCACCTGTTTTTTTTTTTAAAAACTTAAACATCTTTTATTGGATTGTATTTATATTTATTTGAGAAATTAAAAAAAAATAAAAACATTGATATGGTAATAGTTAAATAGTTAAATAGATAAGCAGATAAAATCAACTATATTTATTTACTATGCTAGAAGACTCCCCTTAGGATTCTTTGTCCAAAACTCAGGATTAGTAGACCGATTCATATATGCTTTGCCGCATCGTGCACTATAATCATAGTCCCGCACAATTAGCTGAGTATTTGCACCTCCATGGATCCAACTTGGATCTACAGTTTCCTGTACAATATGTAGAGGATTTTGCACATTGTAGCTAAGATGATCAACAAGGGGTGTAAATTGCTGTGGAATTGTAACACCTGATAATGTGTTGCAAGATTTCTTGACTTTGGTATCTTCACTGTAGATAAGCTCACTTTCAAGATTTGGTTGTAAGTAACCACGTCCCATGTAGGGTGTTGTCATATAAGGACGTTCATACAGCTGTTGAGGACACTTAGGATAACGACGAGTTAAACCAACACGTAGCTTAGTAGAATCATCAATAACACAGGACCCAACATCATTACCATTCTTAAAAAACATAAGAACATTATCAGTAGCATTTTGAACTGTCTGGGGCATTAGACAGTCACAGTCATAAAGGTTAGTGACTGAATAATTACCTGGACCAATTGATTGACGTGTCTGGATATCAATAAAACATTTATCATCACGAGCCATAGCCTTGTAATTAACATTAAATTTTTTAGTATTATCAAAGTTAACACAGTTACGCTGGCTATTTAAAGCATTATTACTTTTATCATAGTTTAATTGATTATAACTCATTTTGACTATATTTAGTTTAACTGGTTAACAGCTTATTTATATATAATTAAGATAAATATTTTTAATAATTGTAATTATACATAATTATACATAATTATATTTACTATTGTATTCGTCTTAAAGAAAAAATAAATAAATTAATTATAAGCAATAGTACTACAATAGTTAGGAGTTAAAGGAAAGTTATTAAAGCAAAGTTATTAAAGCAAAGTTATTAAAAACATTAAAATCTACTTTAACTTAACTATTATGACACAATCTACTAAATCTAAACCACAGATATCATTAGCTAAATTATCAACTGATGAATGCGATACTTTGTTTACATCTGTATCTAGCAAGCTGAATATTCACAAGTCTCAGTTTTTTTATCCAATATATAATAAATTATTAAATGCTGATGATTCTCAAGCTCCTGATGATTTGCGAGGTTTAGTATTTGATAGTAAATTTAAATGTAAAGAGGTTTTAGCTAAAATAATGGATAATCAATATGAGGATATAGATGAAGATGATAATGATGATGATGGTGAAAATGATGATGATGAAGATGATGATGATGAAGATGATGATGATGATGAGAATAATTGGGAGGATGATGATGATAATGAGAATGATAAGGATAACTCAAATGCTAATGCTAACCCAGTTTTATGTACTTTTACTAATATTGAGCCATCAATTACAGAAATTACAGATGATTATATAAATACTGAAACTGTTGCTACAACTGCTGCTACAACTGTTGCTGCATCTACAGTTGATGTATCTATACCTGGCGATAATGCTACTAGTGATACTAGCAATGCTAGTGATAGTAGTAATGCAGACCTTACTGATGTGTTAAATAATAATATAAATTTTGATCTTCCTACTGATAATAATGATGAAGCAGAAGAGGGTGAATATGATGAAATTGAAGATTTTATTAGAAACACATACACAATTACTGGCATTGTTGAAAAACTAAATAAAACAACAGGTGAAACAGTTAGTGTTCAAGAAGAAATATTTATAAAAAAATCACCATTGCTAGAGCCTCTGAAAGTTATGCAGGATATTTATGTAATTCCTGATAATCTACAAAATAAAGACCTTGAAGATGAAACTGTTAAAAATACTAATGCTAAGCTCAGCTCATACAATAACAGCTCACATGTTGAAGCATTATTTCTATATCTAGCAAATAAGTTAGTTGAGGTTGGTAAATGTCCTACATTTCCTTATTATTATGGGTGTATTAATGGTGTTGATCCCAATTATTATCATGATATTACTGATGAATATGATAGTGTTTCTCACACACGCTGGTTTCGTGATCGTGTTAAAACGGATTTTGATTTACTTATATTAGAAGATGATGATGATAATGAAGTTGAAAATAACTTATTAGAACAAATGAAAAATGAAAGTGTAAATACAAATCATAAGTTTTCAATGCATAATGATAGTGCTAGTGATAGTGAACAAGAAAATGATGGTAAAAGTGATAGTAAAAGTGATGGTAAAAGTGATGGTAAAAGTGATGGTAAAAGTGATAGTAAAAGTGATGAAGATAGTTTAAATAATTTAGATATTTTAAATATTGAGGAAGCTGGGGAAGCTGGGGAAACTGGGGAAACTGGGGTATGTGAATCTTCAACTGATCCTGGTACTACTGATGATGCTACAATGCATAATATAACTACAATGATAGAGACACCAACTACTGGTACTGAAAATATTAATACAACAGTTGAATGCATAATTGCTAATGGTGCTAATAGTATTGATGGTGCTAATAGTGTTGATGGTGCTATTGACTGTACTATTGACTGTACTATTATTAATAGAGATGCGCCATCTCTAGACGTTAATGTAGACACTATTAGTGGTGGCGGCAATGGTGGTGGTGGTGGTGATGGTGGTGATGGTGGTGATGGTGGTGATGGTGGTGGTGGTGGTGATGGTAATGAACTTGCCTTTATAGAATCGCTAGATGATGTAGACTTAGAAATTATAGAAGATAGTGAACTGCAGCAAGACTTTACTGAACTACCTATAAAGCAACCTACATCACCTATTTTACGGGCAGATGATAGCAAAGACTCAGCAACTGATGATGATTTTATAGAAACATTAAGTGATTTTGATAAAGAAAATGTTGACTTTGAAGATTTTGAAGATGATAACAAATTTAAAATGTATTATGTAAAGTGTGCTAATATGCCTGTTAATCTATGTATGATGGAAAAGATGGATGGCACTTTAGATAGTCTTTTAGATGATGGCTACGAAATGAATGAAACAGAATGGTTTTCAGTGTTTTTTCAGCTTGCATTTGGTTTGGCAGTTGCCCAGAAATACTTTAATTTTGTACATAATGATTTACACTCAAGCAATATAATGTATAAGGAAACAAATAATAAGCATCTTTATTTTGATGTTAATGGTCAAGTATATAAAATTCCTCTGTTTGGTCGTATTATGAAAATTATTGATTTTGCTCGTGGTACATTTAAATTTGGTGATCGCTGGATTTTTAGTGACCATTTTAAAGATGATGGTGAAGCCTATGGACAATATGATTACCCTACAGATGGGTCACTCAAAAACTGTGAGTTTAAGCCAAACCCCAGTTTTGATTTAGTTAGATTAGGCACAACAGTTATTGAACGTGTGTCATCTGAGCCAAAAGTAACTGAATTTGTTGAGCGAATGACTATGAATGATTGGGGAAGCAGTGTTTGTTATGATGAAGATTCATTTCAATTGTATATTGATATTGCCCGCACTTGCCATAATGCAGTTCCAATAAACATACTTACCCAGTCTAAAGAGTTTAATCGTTTTAAGATTGCAAAGGAAAAAATACCAAAAGGAATGTATATATTTAAATATTAAATGTTTTTATTTGCTTTTAGTTTTAGTTTTAGTTTTAGTTTTCATAATTTTCAAAAACATTTTTTTCATAGATTTACTTTTACCAATTTTTTTAAGTAATTTCATATGTTTTGTTACTTCATGCTTTATTGTTGCATTTTTAACCATATTATTTGCCAATGCAATCATTTTATCTGATTCATCTTTACAAGTTTCTTGTTTACACGTTTTAACTTTACCTGTAATTATTTTAAGTTTTGGAGATAATTTTGCATATTTATCAAGTGCGCATTTTATACGATCTTTATTTTTTATACATTTTTCAACGGTAGTCATAACTTTGTGTATATCTTGTTTTACAAGTTCATTTTTAAGGTCCATATCAATATAATCACATTTGCTCTTACTACATTTTTCATAGTTTAAGCAACCATCTCTAAGATCAGCTAAAAGTTTATATTTTGCCTTTTCTACTTTAGGAATTCCTTTTAATTTACTTAAATCTGGTCCACATATGCTTTCAGATTTGATAGAATTTTTGCCTTTGCTTGATTTGCTTGATTTACTAGTTTTTGTAACCATATTTGTGATAGTTAAAATATACTATGATTATAATTTGCTTATAATTTTCTTATAATTTGAGTATTGTATTATTTAATTAGATTTTTAATTAGTTTGCCAAGTTCTTAATGCATCTTTATCTAAAATAAATTTAGCATTGTGTGTAATAGCATTATATGTGATTGGTTCCTCTTTATGCATTTTAATAAATGATAAAAAATAAACATTCATTTTAGAAAACAATGCATGTTTAATGATGTTCTCAGATTTATTAGTATTTTTATTATTTTTATTATTTTTATTATTTTTCACTGTGCTAGATACATTAGCATCTACTTGCTCATCTCCTTGCTCATCTCCTTGCTTATCTACTGTATCAGTCAATTTAGTATTCTTTGCAAGTGATTTGACAGAATTTAATACTCCTTTTTTTGTTAAAAGTTTTAAAATTTTTTTAAAACTTGTGCGGTGAGCGTATTGTGTATATGATTTATAATCGTCATCGATTGCATCTATTTTAAATTCTAGATTGCGAGGTAAAACAAACTCGCTTAAATCATCAGTTATACTTTGGTCAACAATAAATGTTGCAAATTTATATCCATACTCACTATACATTTTTGCATTAGGCATATATAGAAAAGGTACATTTTTTAATCCTAAAAAAACTAATAGGGTATTATCAGCATAACCTTCACCAACATTTTTATCAATAGATGATGACATAAAATTTTTAAATTTAATAGTATCACCAACTTTTTTCTTTTTTAATTCAGGAAATATACTAATACCTCTAAATAAAATTTCATTACCTGTAAGTTTAGGGCAATCTGATCTATTAAATATATTTTCAAGGCGATTTAAAAGTGTTATTCGTGCTGTTAAACTAGTTTTAATATATGTATTCATATCATTTATGTTAGTTTTACTTACAGGTATTAAATTTGCAGCATTTTCTCCAATAATATCTTCACGTAACTCCATATCATTATAGATTTCAAACGGAAACTGAATTTCACGTTGCTTAGATGTATTGGTTAATAAATTTGTTTGCCATCTTGAACCAATATGTTTATAAAATTTAAGTGCAATTATTTCATGATCTGATAATTTTTTATAAAATTTTTCAAATAGTGGTATTATTTTTAATATTTTTCTAGTACGTTGTATCTGATATTTGCGTAAGTTATTTCTACCTATATATTTTTTTATAGTAGCTAACTTAGTGTACATAGGGGTTTTATGCGTATGTTTACTATGCAAAGTTTTACTATGTGTTTTAGGTGTTTTAGTAATATGTCTTTTAACCATTTTAATAGTAACTATAGTACTAGATAATACTACATATTTAGTAATATTAAAAACTGAAATTTTTATATATAAAACAATTAAAGCTAAATAATAGTAAGCATATAATTTATAAATATACACAATCAATTACACGCAACCAATTACACGCAACCCACTATACACTATTAACAACACAGCTAGAACATGACAGCAGGTAGTCTTATAGCTTTAGAATATGGTAATGTTGAACGCATGGCGTTTCTCACTCTTAACCCCCAAATAACACATTTCAAGTCTGTATATAAAAAACATACTAATTTTGCAACACAATTTATTACAGAAATGCCTGATTATGATACACAATTACAATCAAATAGTGAAAAAAGGGTTACATTTGCAATACCACGTAATGGTGATGCTATACGTGATATGTACCTTACTTTTGAGCTTCCAGATATTTACTCATCAGGTGGTTATAATTTCCAATGGATTAAACGTATTGCAGAATATCTTGTAAAATCAGTTTCTATTCAAATGGATAATGCAGTAATTGATACACATTATTCCGAATGGTTTCATGCACACTCTGAACTTTTCCTAAATGATGGTCATAAAAAAGGCTATTATAAAATGATTGGCAATGTGCCAGAGTTATATGACCCAACAAATGCACCCGGCAATAATGGCATTTATCCACAAAATGCCAATTTTCCATCTATTGTAGGGCGAAAATTATATTTACCATTAACATTTTGGTTTAATAAATATGCATCAATGGTATTTCCCCTTATTGCAGTTCAAAAAGCAATTGTATCACTAACATTTACATTTCGCCGTTTGCAAGAATTATATACTGTTATTGATGTAACTGGATCACAGTATCGTGTTAGACCGTATTTACAGGCACACTTTATTGGTAATTTTTTAAATGCAGTACCTGTGCCAATTATATCTGCAGTATCATCATTAAATATACATGCTAAGCTAGAAGTTAACTATATATTTTTAGACAATGAAGAACGTAAACGCTTTGCTTTACAATCTCATGATTATTTGATAAATCAAATACAAGTATTGACAAATCCAATTACTACAAGCTCTGGAGTACAAATTAATATGCAAAATTTAAATAAGCCTATAACTCAACTAATATGGATGATACGCAGAACAGATATGGAAGATGTTAATGATTGGTCAAATTTTACTAATTGGAATGTTCCAGATATTCCACCATTCTCAATTGGCTATATTAATCCATATGGGCCAGCAATTTCTATTACACCTGCAAATTTAAAATATTATAAAACTAAAAACTTGTTAAAATCTGCGGTTCTTCGTTTAATGACATATGAAATTACATCTGGTACAACAACTAATTTTGATACTGGCGGAATGGTTGATGGTAAAGATTCAGTGTTTTTTAATTTAATGGAAAATTTTAATTGTAATGCAAATATGCCAGATGAAGGTATATATACTTATTCATTTGCACTAGATAATTCAAGTCTACAGCCAACAGGTTCAGTAAATTTTTCAACAATTAATAATAAAGATATGTTACTTAACTTAACAGAAATTGCACCAACAGGGTATAATGGTAATACTTATAATTATAATATTCGCACATTTGCAGTAAATTATGATATACTTAAAGTGTTGGGCGGTATGGTGGCAACAATGACATCTAATTAAAATATTACTTATGAGGAAGATTTTTTTTAATTTCTAATAATTGGCTAGTTGTTAAATTATTATGCCATAATGCCCAGTGATATTGCAATAGTCCTACATTATTAGGATAATTTAGTAATAATTCGGTTACACGATTTAATAATTTTAACTGTGTTGAAATGCATGGATGTGATGTTAATTCAAATTTTTCATGCATTGATAGTGGCATTGATATTTGCATTATTGTAGCAATTATTGTAGCAATTATTGCTATTAGTATAGCTATTAGTATAGCTACTATTACAATGCTACCTGTTATAGAAAAAACACACAATTGCATTTTTGATTGCATTTTTGATTGCACGTTTGATTCTATTTAATGAGTGTATATATAAAATATATAAATATATAAATATGTATGGAATAGTTCAGTTAAAATTTAAAGGATAGCATAACAGCTATTTATTTGCAATGTAAAAAAACAAAATAATAAATATAACATAATTATTAGAGGATAAGCCTAAACTACTAAACTACTAAACATGAAAGATAAAAATAAATATATTAGCTCAAAACAAAATACTGCAAAGTTTAAAGATCTACTACCTCCAAAAGTAAACTATAATTTACAATCCCATAAGAAGCAACAAACTAGTGCATTTGATAATGTAACTGCACAAGAAACATCATCTGCAAAATCAAGTTCATATGGTGATCTTATAGATTTACTTAGTGTTTCTCCATCTGCAGGTGATAAACCAATTACTTTTACTGATAAACTTAGTGACTTTTGCATTATGTTTCTTAAATACAGTTTTTTAGTAGCTATTCTTACTATAAATTTTCTAGGGTTATCTGCATCATTAAATTGTAATGCTGACCAAGAACTCTCACACCGTGTAATGTCTGCAATATTTGCATTTTTCTTTGGATTTGTATACTTATTAATTAACTATTATACATATAAAGTAATGTACCAGAAAAAAATATGTACATTCAATAAAGATAAACTATTTCCATTCAAAGCGTAATGGGCGGTAATGGGCATATCGCTCTTAACACTTAACTTTTAATTAGAGCTAACATATAGAAACTGTTTATCTATATTATCATTAAGACGATCAAAATATGTAGAGAAATATTGTTTAAAATTGGTGTCATCAAGTTCAGGATCCATTTTTACAGCACGATCAATCATGCAAGTTTCAACATTGTAATTAGCATATTGACTACGATCACTCTCAATTTTATTAATATTTGCAAATGAAGCAGCAGCAGCTAAATCATAATCTTCACCATAAGTATTACATATATCTAAATCAAATAAATTAGGGGCAACCTTGCGATTGCATTCCCTTTCATATGAAACAGTAGGATCATCATTTTTTTTCTTTTTTTCAAGTAAATTAATAAATGGTATAGCAGTACTGCATCCCGTCCCTTTAAGATATGCAATAGCATTTTCACGAGTGCTAAAAGGCATTGGGTTTGTTTGATCATCATAAAGCTTGCGAGTATCTAGCAAATAGAATTGCTTACCATCTGTTACAAGATAATTATAGCAGTCTGATGGGATAACATTCTCATCTAAAAATACAATAAAGTTATCTAATACATTTTTTTTTAAAACAAATATTAATAATGCTAGAACTATTACAACACATATGATACCTGCCCTGCTTACACTTATATGGGTGTTTGCATATGTACTGCTGCTACTTTTAAATATTGACATTGTATATTACTTCCTTTTCAATTCTTTTAAAGTATAGTATTAAAGTATATAAAGATTTTATTAAAATTTCTAAGTTAATAATAGCTTATAACATCTAACAGCACGCTATCTAACTAAATTTAAAATCATATTTTATAATAGATATAATAGAAATGTATTTACCTATTTTACTTATAATTATAACAGCTTTAGTCTTTTATAATGAAATTGACTTTAAAAAAATGGACTATGGTGAAATTGCATTACTATTAATAATATTTATGGCAATAGTGATTGCAGCTGTAAATTATATGAAAATTTCATCTAATTATAAAGAGGGGTTTACTAGTAGTAGTTTATCTGCAAATAATAATTCAACTACCGCATTACAAAATGATAAATCCAATGATAAATCCAATGACAATGTAAACTCGCGCATTGGTCATGGTTCTCATTATGATAATAGTTTACTTAAAATAATGGATAAAGAATTAAAAGATCAAGTAGCTGCACAAGCTCAGGATGGAACTGATTCTGGAACTATAGATATTGCATCTTCAAAAGATGGTGAGTATCTAGACCCTGATACTGAATCTAAAAAAATTCTTAATAAGACTGGACCATTTAAGCGTATAGCACCATTTAATAATATTAATAAATCACAAGTTGCAGCAGCTGATGCTTTGCTAACTACAGGTAATTTAAAACTTAAACCGTCAACACAATCTGTGCATGCTACACCACATTTAAGCAAAGAAAAGTTTGATGATGCTCAAAATGAAGAAAATATTCGCAGTATGTTTGCTCCACAAATGGTTATTGGTGAAAGTAACAATAACAATAAACAGGAAGCTTCATATAGTAAAACAAAATCTTTAACTTGGGATAGTGTCTTTAAACAGGAAAATGACGGCATGACATTTAATGATACAATGGTACCAGTTACCGATTTATGGAATGATGATAAAACGCATCCTAAAAGCTGGGATCAAGGTAATAACTGGTCGCGTGGTTTAAGTGCATATAATAAAGGTCAATGGTCTGAAAGTTTATACGTGAAACCTAGCGATTGGGCAAATTCACCTCAAGGATCACCTACTAGTGAAGGTAACACTGTAGGTACTGCTACAACTAAAGCACATAAAAGTAGCTTTTATGATATTCCTGTACCTACAGCTACTGCAAATGGGAAATTGTGTGGTGCATATGATGATTTAAATTTAGCAACTGATTCAACTGGAAATATTCTTATTGGAAATTATAATAAAGCTAAGAAATTTGTACCTGGATATACATATATCCCACCAGTTTATTGGGATGTTCCTCAGCGACATACACCAGTATGTGGTCAGGCAGATATGAATGTGCGTAAGCTAACTGGTTTAATGGATAGGGGTACGCCTATAAATGCATTGGAGTTAAATCAAGATGGATCGCTAGCTGATACTGAGGAAGAAGTATCACTTACAAATGTAGGAAGCCTAATGCCTAAGTTTAACTATTATGAAGCACCGTTTAGCCAGCCTTACGTTTAGTGCAAAGGCTGGGGTTTTTAATAAAAACAGCCTTACGTTTAGTGCAAAGGCTGGGGTTTTTATTTTTATATTTAAAACGTTAATTTTTTATTTATAATTTTTGGGTATTAATTTTTCATGTAATAGTGCTTTTTTATATATTTTTTTTTTATTATAAACACCTTTGAATATATTAAAATAATTTTCAATTGTTTCATTCCTATGAGAACTAGCATTATCTAGCATTATCTAGCATTATCTAGCATTATCAAGAATAATTAATATTCTAGATATTATGCTTCATAATATTTTTAGGATCAAAAGATTCTGGAAACTGTATTTTTAATTGATTTAATACTGATAATTCTGTTTTATTTTTTGTAGATAATAATGTAGATGGATGTTGAATTCTTAATATAGGATCATTTTTACTACCAAAAATACCATATTGCACTTTCTTAATATTTATTTTAATATTTATAGTACTATTTTTCAAAGTATTATTTTTTTTTATAATTTTACTATAAATTTCTATTGTGTTTGGTGGATTTAATTGATTTAATAATGATAAATTTGAAAAGTATGTGAACAATATTATTGCTGTTGAACCTATTATAATTACTTTTTTATAATTATTATTTAATAATAAAAATTTAGATAAATTACTAATAAAAGACCTCCACCATGGTGTTAAATCAGAAACTAATGTTAAATCACTTTTAAATTGTGGTAATATAGATATAGTATTTTTTTTTGTTTTTTTATTTATCATTTATTATAAAATACTATTTTTAATGCCACTAAATAAAACTAATTTAGATCTAGATCTCAATATCATAAAAAAATACATAAAACCCAAAAACATAATTAGAGGTAGACTAACACAACAAATGCAAACAAATTATAGCAAAAACAAAACATTAGGAAAGAAAATGAGACTAATGGAAAAAAAGTAGAAAACATAATGTATATTAATTTGCTTAATATGTTGAAGTAGCTTTACTCACTATTTATTTTTTCTCATTTTACTTTAGTTACACTACAGTTACACTATTTAACAATTCACATGTCACAAAAGCACAATACAATAAATATAAATAAAATATCAAGTGCATTACTCACAGCGCGGCTTGCTAGTGCTAAGCAGCTAGATGTAAATACTCTTCTTACTGAAAATATAAAATCAACACAAAACCCTAATAATACACAAACAATAAATGATTCTGATACATATGAAATAAATCAAATTGTAAACAATAATATTTCTTCAAAATATCACATTACAAAATATTTAGGTAAAGGTGTTAATGGACGGTTATATCTAGCAAAGGATAGTAAAGGGCGCCTTTATATATGTAAAAAAATTACAGTTAACACACAAAACAATAATAATAAGCAGATTGAGTTTGAGCTTAATATTCTAAATTATTTATCAAATAATCACGCAACAAGCGAATATATTAATCCATGCCTAGAACACAAAATAATAGGTAATCAAATATTTACAATATTTCCAGTATTTAATGGTTACAGCTTAAGTAACATGCAAAACTATCTAGCTAAGTTAAATCCAACAGATTATTATAAAATAGTTTTCTACTTAGTAAAAAATATATTGCAGGGCATGGCAACTATACATGGCTCTAATATAGCACACCAAAATATTAATGCAAACTCAATATTAGTATCAAGTGAATCACGTAATCAAACTGGAATACAATACGATTTACCAATCAAGTTTACAGATTTTGGTTTAGGTTGTGGTCATAGTGGTAGTAGTGATGGTATTGATGGTATTGATGGTATTGATGGTAATGCCAATAGTGCCAACAGTTTTGATAAATTTGATAAATTTGCTAGCTTTGCTAAATTTACTAAGGTTAAAAGTGATAATTATTTAAATAAATGTACAGGATCACAATTACCACTGACAATTACACCTAAATTATTATCAACTCTAGATAGCTCTGGCTATTTAAAATTAAGCAAAAAATGGGATGTATTCTGTTTAGGTTGTGAATTGGTAAAGTTGCTATTACCTAATGTAACAATTCCTACTGAAAATGGATATAATGAAAATGTTCGCTCAATTATTCAAGCACTTATGAAGCAATATTTCCAATTAACACCATCTAAAAATACAGAAACTAGACCTAAACTATATGCAAATGTTGTAGGGGTTGAAAATGATGAGTTAAAGGCTGATATTGGTGCATATCTAGACATTATAATTAAAAATATGATAACTAAATCTGAAGCACGAGATAAGTGTCAGTATGTTCTAGACAAGTTAATTGTTTATGAAAAATATAAAGATGAAGCATTTTAAAGTATTTTACACCTTTAGACATTTAAAACGCCGATTATTATCTACATTTTAAGAAAGGTTTTACATTGAAGTAAGTAAAAACAACTTATCTACTGTCTTTTACCATAGGTTGTCTGATAACCTAATGACAGTATAAATTTATAGTCTTGTAAATTCCATTGGTCTTTTTCTATTTTCTGTTAAATATGCTTTTACTATACATTGCATATTTACACAGCTATTTATATCTCTATTTAGGAATTTACTGCATTTTAATGATGGATTATTTAAGTTTTCGAAACTCCCATCATTACAATGCTTACAAGTTAATAATCTAAATAATGATTTAGAATTAATAACTTTATTATCATTTTCTTTATGACAATTACAGCATAGCTTACTAGTATTATATTCATCAAGTAATACTGTATTATATTTTTTTGCAACTAATCTTTTTAATCCTATACCCATTGTAGAACCTAAGCCTTTTATAGTATTCTTATTTGACCAATCACCAATACAAATTAGAATATCATCTTTATTTCCATATGTCTTTTCAATGTTATTTAAGAATTTATCTTCACTCTTTTGTCTATAAGTCTTAGTCCTCCAATTTAGTTTTCTATTTAGTTCTTCTTCATAATATTTTTTAATGATTTTATTACACTTATATTTTTCTTTTATATACTCTTTAAATTTTTCATAGTTATTTATTTTACAATTATATTTACTTAATTTTGTTTCAGCATTTATTATTTCTTGATGTTGTTTTTTATTTTTATTCTTAATTCTTTTATTACGTGTATTTAAACTTTCCATATTTCTTTGACTTGAACTATATTTTAGAACTTTATTATCATCATCAATCATATATAATAGGTATTTCTTTCCAGGGTCTGCTGTTACTATCTTTTTATTCTTAAATTCTTCTATCTGTTCATCACTTAAATTATTAATATAATCTAAATCATTACTTTCAAAATTATTAGCATTATCCTTTTTATTTTCTTTATAGTTTTTATGTTTAAAATGTAATGAACATCCTATACCATCAGTCACTAATGTATAGTTAAATTTATAATCTTTTAATTTAAATATTGGTTTATTCATATTAAAATATGTATTCCAAATTTTATCTCTATTTGTTTTTAATTCTTCTAATAACTCACCTTTATTACCTTTATCACCAATAACATTAACTAATGTAGCACTATCAATAAATATATATTTAGGAACACATGAATTACGTAATGGAATAAGTTGGAATAACTTAATTATTTTACAATTTAATTCTTTAATTTTATCATTATATTTTTTTATAGTGTTGTCTTTTCTTGCTTTAGCTACCTTTTTTTGCCATTGTTCTATTTCCTTATAGATAATATCATTATGCTTTTCAAATTCACAGTTAAGATAATAAGATATAGAAATATATTTATAAGGGTTTGCTTTACAATCATAAGCCATTGTTTTATCAATATTATTTGGTATTATTTTATCTTTAATTGTATTATACCATCCAATCATTATAGTTGGTATTTCCTGAGGTTTATTTTCAATTATACATTTTTTAACCTTATAAAGTAATGAATTCTTTTCTTTCTTGTATTCTTTACTATTTCTATCTGTAAGTTCTCCAGTATAATGTTCCTCATAGTAATTACCTCCAAAAATACTTATAAATTTAGATAATCGTTTAATAAAGTGTTCTTTAATGTTATTTTTAATACTAACTTCAATACTAGAACATACATAAGGTAAAGTATAACTTAAATTATTAAGTTGATATTTTTGATGATTATTAATAGGTTGAAAATCAGTAGTATAGAATGCTTGTATTTCTAATAGTAATGGTGTTACTGCTATTTTTTTACCTCTATTATCACGTGTTCCTAATGATGTAATACAATATTTAATAAAAGCATCATCTAAAGTAGGTATATCTTGATTATTATTAAGTTTTTTAAGAACATATAACTTAATAAATTGATATGTATCAATCACAATATCATTAACACGAATTACTAATTCATTGATTTTCTTCTGTGTATCACTATCCTTGATAATAGATTTCAAAGATGTTTTAATGCTTTTGAAAGGAATCTTATGTTTAGTAAAATCAACACCCTTGGGATTTTCAAGTGGCTTGTCAGGGTCTTTAGTTTTCTTTTTAGGTGGCATCTTGCTCTTAGATGTAATAAACAAGATGTCTTTATGTTGATAAAATAATATATAATATTACGTTAGATATAAAATTTTAAAAATAAACGCAAATAAAAATAATTAATTTTTAATTATATTGTAGATTGTTGTGATATTTTTTTATTTTTTCTTTTTTGATTAGCCCGTTGCCAGTATTCTTTTAATTTTTCGGGATTTTCTTCTTTTAGTTTATTTATATAATTTTTTTGTAATGTTTGAATTTGTTCTTTGTGTTGTTCTAAATATTTTTTATGTCCTTGATTATTAGTATATTTTTTAAGCCTTATCTCTAGGTCTTGTATTATTTGTTTTTGTTCTGCGTTTTCTTTTTTAAGTTTATTTATTTCATCTAAGGTATTGTCCATTTTTATATGTTTTTAAATATGTTTATAGATATATTTATAATTTTAAATTATGTTTATATAAAAAAATTGAAAGTATAAAGATAATAAATATAGTTATAGTATAATAAAAAATAAGATGGCAAAAGAAATACCATTTGATAAGTCATTTGCTAGTCATGAAAAAGCACAATATTGGAGTGATAAGAATGAATTAAAACCTAAAAATATAGCAAAATTTAGTAATAAAAAATATATATTTGATTGTAATTGTGGTCATGAATTTGAAACTGTATTAAGTCATATATCTAGAGGTAGCTGGTGTTCATATTGTAGTAGTCCACCACAGAAATTATGTAATATAGAAGATTGTAAAACTTGTTTTGAAAAATCATTTGCTAGCCATGAAAAAGCACAATATTGGAGTGATAAGAATAAATTAAAACCTAAACAAGTTATGAAAGGTTCACATAAAAAATATATATTTGATTGTAATTGTGGTCATGAATTTGAAACTGTATTAAGTCATATATCTAGAGGTAGCTGGTGTTCATATTGTTGTAATCCACCTATAAAACTATGTTATAAAGAAAATTGTAATATGTGTTATGAAAAATCATTTGCTAGTCATGAAAAAGCTAAGTATTGGAGTGATAAAAATGAATTATTTCCAACAAACGTGTTTAAAAATGCCAATATAAAATATATATTTAATTGCAATAATTGTACACATTCATTTTATATTAATTTAGCAAATGTTAATTGTGGTTATTGGTGTCCATATTGTGCAAATAAATCCCTATGCGAAGATAAAGAATGTCAATATTGTTTTCAAAAATCATTTGCAAGTCATGCAAAAGCAATATATTGGAGTAATAAAAATAAAGTACAACCAATAAATATAATAAAAGGAACTCATAAAAAATATTGGTTCAATTGTAATTGTAAACATGAATTTATTAGTTCAATTGAAAATATAACTATAAAAAATACATGGTGTAATTATTGTGCAAATAAAAAACTATGTGAAAAAGAAGAATGTAAAATATGTTTTAAAAAATCTTTTGCAAGTCATGAAAAATCTAAATATTGGAGCGATAAAAATAAAGTAAATCCAAAAGATATTTTTAAATCAACTGGTGATAAATATTGGTTTAAATGTAATAAAGATCATGAATTTGAATCGCAATTAAATAACATTATTAATGGATCTTGGTGCCGATATTGTGTTAACAAAACAGAACAAAAACTATATGATAATTTACAACCTATTTATAATAATCTAGAACAACAATACAAAGCAGAATGGTGTAAATCAGATTCTACTAATAAATGCTATCCGTTTGACTTTATTCTAGAAGAACATAAAATAATTATAGAGCTAGATGGACTACAACATTTTGAACAGGTTAGTAATTGGGATAGTCCCGAAAAAACACATGAAAGAGATAAATACAAAATGAAACAAGCTAATGACAATGGATATTCAATAATACGTATTCTACAAGAAAATGTATTTTATGATACTTATCAATGGTTAGAAGAATTAAAAACTAATATAGAAAAAATAATTACTGAAAATAAAGTTCAAAATATATTTATGTGTAAATATAATGAATACAAAATTTTTGAAGTGCTAGAATAGATTATAATATTTTTTAGTTTCTATTTTTTATTATTTTCATATATAAATAATGCATAAACATAAATCAGAAGATTATAAACTATCAGCTGTTAAATACTATTTGAAAAGTAAGAAAAAACAAAATGAAATTTGCGATATATTTAATTGTTCTCCTAGAAGCTTGAAAAGATGGACTACTAGATATATTAAAATTTATTTTTTTATTTTATGATATTCACTTTCCCATATTACAATTAAATTATATCCTTGTTTTGTTATAATTTCTTCTCTTTTTATTGTATCAACATATAGTTCACCATAAGTTTTTTTACTTATAGGATTAATATCTGTTGTTTTATATAATTGTGGTGACCCATGCCATATATCTCCATACATTTCATATACTGTATTTGTTTTTTCACAATATCCATCAAATTTAATTTTTTTATTATTTATAATTATTTCTTTCTCTCCTAAATTTTCAGCATGTTGAATAAATATATTATCAATTTTCATTATTTGATTTAACCATTTTATGCAAATTTTTGAGTAATTTCCTATCCCTTAAACGCCTATCGGCTATATATAGCTGATGGTGTTATGGATGTAATACAGCCTGAAAACTATGTTTTCAGGCGCTATCCGCATAACCAAGACTAGGATTTTAAAAAATCCTAGGCGGTTAAAGGATACTACATCTTTGGCATCCACAACCATTTAAATGATCATTTGGTGATTGTGTAAATTCTCCATGTATTGTACATTCTATTATAACTTTTTTACGAGCAGATTTATAATTTGTTTTATCATAAATATACATATTTTTATGAATTATATTTGCTTTTGCAATAAAATCATCATTTGTTTTTACAATATTAGAACATTTATAACATTGATTCCCTTTTAAATGATTCATTGGTATTTGATTAAAATATCCATGTTCTTTACATAATATTTTGATTTTAGTTTGATTATTTATATAATTAATTTCAGCATAACCATACTTATTTCCATGAATTTTTTGTGCTTTTTCAATAAATATTTCATTAGTAAATTTAAAGCGATTAGAACATATGGGACAATTTTGACCCTTTAAATGATTTTGTGGCAATTGTACAAAAATACCATGTTCTTTACAAATAATTTTAATTTTTGTATTACCATTTTTATATTCAACTTGTGTATAATCATATTTATCTCCATGAATTTTAGTAGCTTTATCAATAAATAAATTGTTTGTTAAACGTGATGGTTTTGAACATAATGAACAACCTTGTTGTTTTAATATATGATTTTGAATTTTTTTTTCAAATATACCATGAGTTTCACAAACTATTTCAAAAAAATTATATTTATCTTTTTTAAATATTTTATTATATTTGTATTTATTATTAAAAGTTTTATTAGCAATAATGATCCACTCTTCAAAAGTTTTCATTCCTATTAATAATATATTATTATATCTTTAAATTGTTTAATTTACAAATAGTATTGAAAACTTTTTATATTATCAGCATTTTACCAATAGTATTGAGAATTATTTTAGTATGTTTAAATCAAGATTAAGCAAATTAGATGGTTTAACTTACAATGAGTTAAAAGCAAATATAAATAAAGTAATAAATGATATTCCTCAAAAAAAATTTTTAAACATATTTAAAGGTGCTTATAATAGAAAAGAAAAATATATAAAACATAGTATTACAAGAAAAAGAATACCTAAAAATTATAAATAAATATCGGCGTTTTAAATGTCTAAAGGTGTAAAGTATTTTAAAGCATATAAGTATAAATATTTGTATATATCTATATATCTATACATATCTATATATTTTTAAACATTCTACAAATTCTACACATATGCATCTCCAGATAGATAACAGAGAAATAAAACTAATTGATCTAATTAAAGTAGTAAATGCACATAGTGGACAACCACCTATACACTACACTACTGCAAATTTAGAAATTGGTGATATAATTATTAAAAGTGATCTAGGTCATCAATTAGTTATTGAACGGAAAACTATAGCCGATTTAATTGCAAGTGTTAAAGATGTTAGATATAAAGAGCAAAAGTTACGCCTACAGGCTGAACAATCTCGATCAAATGGCAAAATGCGCGTTGCATATATTATTGAAGGAGATAATTTAGCAAAGTGCAATCAATCCGATAAACTTATAGCTATTGGCGCAATTATTAGCTCGTCATTTAGAGATGGTATTATAGTATTGCGAACTATGTCTCTTGATGAAACGCTAGATCTTATAGTTCGCTTATTTGAAAGGTGTTCAAAGAATATTACTGATTTTTTTAATGATATTAATTTATTAAATATTGATGGAAATGATGGAAATGTTGGAAATGTTGGAAATATAAATAATGGAAATGCAAATGCTCTAATAGATATAGCTGTAAATCCTTTACCTACACATAATTCTTATTTGCAAACTATTAAAAAAAATAAAAAAGAAAATTTAACACCCGACACTTGGTTTCAAATGTCACTTACAAATATTCCAGGAATTAGTAATACAATTGCTGAGAAAATTATTGAACATTATCCAACTTTGCAATCATTAATTGCAGGATATACTAATTGTGGTGATGATATTAGCAAAAAAGATAAATTACTTGCAGACATAGTTTTACAAAGTGAAAAAAATAAAAGACGCATAGGCAATGTTATAAGTAGCCGGATATATCAATATATTTTACATACTGGTAATACAGTAATATAGTTATGCGTTAGTATAAAATAGTTATTTAACTAAATATATAAATATTTTTACACCCGTTGTCAATAGCGTACTGTAGGATGGCTAGGTTTTTGCTTCTTGCAGTATAATACGTCCATTCATCCCAGGGACAACCGTTGGTGCGTAAGTATTGCAGGATTGCCAGGTGGCCTTGATCTGCTGCAAATTGACACGCCAATGTATCCCAGGGACACCCGTTGTCATGTGCGTACTGCAGGATGGCCAGGTGGCCGGCCGCAGCTGCAGAAGAGCATGTCCTTTTATCCCAAGGACAGCCATTGTCGTGTAAGTATTGCAGGATGGCCAGGTGGCCACTCTCTGCTGCAACTAGGCATATATATTCATCCCAGGGACAACCATCGTCGCGCGCGTGCGCACGCGCATACTGCAAGAAAGCTAGGTGGCCGTGATTTACAGCAGATATACACGTATAATAGTCTAGAGGTAGAGGTTGTCCAAGGACATTCCGCCACCACTCAATCAGAGAATAACTGCTCCGCACATCCTTAGCAAAGATGCGAGGAATAACTTTACGCGTGGTAACCAGCACCAGAGCGCGCCACTCATGGCACACATGCATTGCGACAGCTTTCGAGGTCTCATCCAAGAAGCCAAACACCAGTTCCCACAGCTCTTTGGGAAGAACTGGAAGCTGAAGCTGACGATTTGCCATTTTTGATATTTGTCAGAAGACAGCGATCAAATCAGAAGAGTGATGTATTTGGACAAAAGCGCGTATTATCTTTTCTAATAATAATAAAACAAATTTAAACTATTCAATTTTTGTTAAAAAATCAGTTTTTGCTGAAAAAATAAAAAATAAAATATAAAATATAAAATATAAAATATGAAATATAATTTTACTATGCTATTATTTTACAAATTAATAGTATAAGTACATTGGTTATCTCAGGGACACTCGTTGGCGCGAAGGTATTGTAGAATGTGCAGATAGCCATACTCTGCTGCTACACTGCACGTTTGTTCATCACAAGGACAACCATTGTCGTGTGCATACTGTAGGATGGCCAGGTGGCCTCCTCCTGCTGCAGCTTGACACGTCCGTTCATCCCAGGGACACCCGTTGTCGTGTGCATATTGCAGGATGGCCAGGTGGCCGCGCTCTGCTGCAACTATGTACGTATATTTATCCCAGGGACAACCATTGTCGTGTGCATATTGCAGGATGGCAAGGTGGCCTCCTTCTGCTGCAGCTTGACACGTCCGTTCATCCCAGGGACACCCGTTGTCGTGTGCATATTGCAGGATGGCCAGGTGGCCGCGCTCTGCTGCAGCTATGCACGTATATTTATCCCAGGGACAACCATTGTCGTGTGCATATTGCAGGATGGCAAGGTGGCCTCCTTCTGCTGCAGCATAACACGTATATTCATTCCAGGGACAACCATTGACGTGTAAGTATTGCAAGATATCCAAGTGGTCACATTGTGCAGCACATTCACATGTCATTTCATCCCAGGGACAGCCATTGTCGTGTGCATATTGCAGGATGGCCAGGTGGCCTCCTTTTGCTGCGTTTTCACATGTCAATTCATCCCAAGGACAGCCATTGACGTGTGCGTACTGCAGGATGGCTAGGTGGCCATTTGCTGCTGCAGCATAACACGTCTTCTTATTCCAGGGACAACCATTGTCACGTGCGTACTGTAAGATAGTCAAATAACCACCTTTTGCTGCTTCTGCACACGTCTCTTTATCCCAAGGACACTTGTTGTCACGGAGGTACTGCAGAATGGCTAGGTGACCGTTTTTTGCAGCAAATTTAGATGTTTTTCGGGTCAGACGTCGTCCAAGGACATCCCTTTGCCACACAAGCAGAGAAATACTGCAGACCAAATCCTTAGCAAATATGCGAGGAATAACTCCACGCGTGGTAACCAGCATAAGGGCGCTCCATTCACGACACACGTGCCTAGCAATAGCTCTAGAGGTCTCATCTAAGAAACCAAATATAAGAAGCCATAGCTCTTCAGGAAGATCTGGAAGCTGAAGCCGACGTTTTGGCATTTTTTGAAGCCGACGATTTGCCATTTTTGATATTTGTTAGAAAACAGAGATCAACTCAAAAAGGCGATTTATTTGTGCAAATGATTATGTTGTTTTTGTAATAATTTTAAGTATTCAATTTTTTGTTAAAAAAATAATTTTTTGCTGAAAACATAAAATAAAAAACAAAAAACAAAAAACAAAAAATATAAAATATAAAATATAGTTTTACTATGTTATTATTTTACAAATTAATAGCGTAGCGTGGGCACCCATTGTCGTGTGCGTACTGCAGGATGGCCAAGTGGCCACCCTTTTTGGCAGCTTTGCACGTCCATTTATCCCAGGGACATCCATTGTCGTGCGCATACTGCAGGATGGCTAGGTGCCCGTATTGTGCTGCAGTACTGCACGTCATTTCATCCCAGGGACAACCATTGTCGTGTGCATACTGTAGGACAGCCAGGTGGCCATTCATTGCTGCATATTTGCACGTAGATTCATCCCAGGGACAGCCATTGTCATGTGCGTACTGCAAGATAGCCAGGTGGTCACCTTCTGCTGCGTTTTCACATGTCAATTCATCCCAAGGACAGCCATTGTCGTGTAAGTACTGCAAGATAGCCAGGTGGCCGCGCTTTGCTGCTTTTGCACATGACGATTCATCCCAGGGACAACCATTGTCACGTGCATATTGCAGGATAGCCAGATGACCCCCTTTTGCAGCAAATGCGCACGTCCATGTACCCCAAGGACAGCCATTGTCGTGTGCATACTGCAGGATGGCTAGGTGGCCATACTCTGCTGCTACACTGCACGTTTTTTCATCCCAAGGACACCCTTGTTCACGTACGTACTGCAGGATGGCTAGTTGACCCCCTTTTGCAGCAAATGCGCACGTCCATGTACCCCAAGGACACCCTTGTTCACGTACGTACTGCAGGATGGCTAGTTGACCACCCTGTGCTGCAAACGAGCACGTCTGCTCATCCCAAGGACACCCTTGTTCACGTGCGTACTGCAGGACATCCAGGTGGCCGCCTTTTGCAGCACGTGCACATGTTTTTTTGTTCAGAGGTCGTCCAAGGACATCCCTTTGCCATACAAGCAAAGAAACATTGCAGACCAAATCCTCAGCAAATATGCGAGGAATAACTCCACGCGTGGTAACCAGAACTAGAGCGCGCCATTCATGGCACACATTCCTGGCAATAGCTTGTGAGGTCTCATCTAAGAAACCAAATATAAGAAGCCATAGCTCTTCTGGAAGAACTGGAAAAGCTGAACGATTTGCCATTTTTTGAAGCCGACTATCTGCCATTTTTGATATTTGTTAGAAAACAGAGATCAACTCAAAAAGGTGATGTATTTGGGCAAATGATTATGTTGTTTTTGTAATAATTTTAAATATTCAATTTTTTGTTAAAAAAATAATTTTTTACTGAAAAATAAAAATATAAAATATAAAATATGAAATATATTAAATATTTAATCCTGAATCCACATAGGATTTTTAAAATTTCTACTAATTAAAGAATACATTCCTCATAAAATTGAATTAAATACAATTAGTTACATTAAACAACATATCATACGCGCACACAAACACTCACTTTCACAAACTCATACACACTTATATGGAGCTTATATACAATTTTACAAACCCATCAACATTAGATATGTTTACTATAGATAATGCCAATCTGTATTGCAAAACTTATGGAGAATCATTAATATCAGATGGGCAAGCAAAAACAACTATACATGAAACTGTTCCTGTTGGATATTTTAATATGTTAATAGAGAAACTTTCAACATTAACAATTAAATGCATATCAGATGACTATATTATTTTATCAATTAAAGAATATACAGATGACGCTGGTTACTATGCTCCTCCCGGTTTAAAAGAAATAAAAATACGGTCTATCAATAAAGAAATAAGTATTTGCTATGTAAACTGTCAATCTGTAGCTGAGCAATGCTATATTAAAAATTATAAACTTGCTTTATTTAGTTTTGATCAAGATAATATGCTTTTTACAAATTTTACAAATTTTCCATTTATTGATGAAAATGTTAAAAATTTAACTTTATGGCTTAATACAAAAATAGATGAGAGTTGCACTTATTTTAATAATTTACCATTTCTTGAATCACTTACAATTACAAGCCATTTAACTGCACATTTTGTTGATAATGTAGATATTAATTGTACACTTAATAATTTATCATTTACACTTATTAAATTAGAAATTAATTGTAAAAACTTAAAATATCCAATTGAATCAATGCCATCATCTTTAGAATGTTTCATTGTTAAGTGTAATAGTTACAATTTTCCTATTGATTACCCACAAAATTTAAAACATTTTGAACTTGATTGTAATGATTATTCATATGGTATTGAAAATTTACCTGATAGTGTTGTATTTATAGGAATTAGCTATAACAATGTTAAAGAACTTCCTCCTAAATTACCAAAAAAATGTAAATATTTACTTTACAATAATTGTCCAAACGAACTATATACTGAATTGACAAAACGTAAATTAAAAGTATTACTACTAAAACACAGAAAAAAACAAATGTTTCCAAGAGAAAATGCAAATATATATATGTATAAACATCTTGATCCGCAAAATGCAATATATATATATTAAATATTAAATATTAAATATTAGATATTAGATATTAATATTTATTTTTTATTGTTATGCAAGAACTCCTGTTAAATGAGGGATTATTATAAATTATCCCGTCATTTAGATAATATCAGGTGCATTACAGCAACTATTACACTTATCGCAACATTTATCAAAAGAATTTACAATACATTCAAATATTGTATTACAGCATATAGTACAGTATCCTTTAAAGGATATAGTACACCCACATATTGTATTATATAATGCATTACATAATGCATCACATAGTGTTGCTTCACTATTTGTATTAGTTTCCAGTTGAATATTTACTTCATATGGTGGCGGTTTATCATTATTATTATTATTATTATTATTTACAGATATATCTGTAATTTGATTTTTAATTTCAATATAGTTTATAGACATAATTGCACTATAATGCACTATAATGCACTATAATTGCACTATAATCAACGTACTTGATTTGTTATTCAATTTGTTATTCAATTTTTAGTTAAAAATAGTTAAAAATAAAATTTAATATAATAATTGATATAAACTAACATCAATCAACTAACATCAATTTCAGGAAAGTAATCATAATCATCGCGATTTGCATTAATGTCACCTAGTGAAAACTTGATATCTGCATTTTCACAATATTCGCTGGATTCAAAAATTTTGTTAATATCTTCATCCTTATTATGGTCAGCATCATCATCATCATCATGTGTAATGGTATCTGGTGTTGGTAATAAGTCTTCATCTATTAATACTGTGCTATCACCTGTACCGCAAGTTGGGATTTGACCTACCATAATATTACTAGATACACCTTTAATATTATCATATGCTCCAAATAAACTAGCCTCTAGAAGCTGATCTGTGGTTTCTTCAAAACTAGCTTTAGCAAGAGGACCAATATTTTCTTTTTTAATACCATGGCGATTAATACTCATAATATCACCATTTTGACACATCTTATCACATAAAAGATCAAGATGCCTAGGTGATAAATTAATATCAAATTCGAGTAATAACATAGTTAATTGATTTTGAATGATAAAACGCGCGACTTCAATACCAAACACAGAATACATTTCATTAGGATCAATACATAAAGTGCGATACGGATCAACACCTTTTCTAATTAATGCTTCAAATAAATTAGAACCTTCTGTGTCTAAATAATATTCTTTCTTTGAAATAAAGCTACCATTTTCCTTAATAACAGCTTCAGAATCATTTTGGATAAATACACGCGTTATACCATCAATACCCTTAATAATAATATCACTTATTTCTTTGATTTTAGCCTCTAAATAAGTGATATCATCATTTGCACGTGCCGCATTAGTTTGAAATGGCATACGTAACCTAAATACTAACTTTGCAGCATTATCATCCATAAACATTAATGATGCAGTTGAATAATTGTGTTTTAGAATAATATAAATATCCTCCATTGTAATCTTTTTATCAATAATTTTACGACGATCAAACTCAAGACGAATAACCCATGGATTATTAGGAATTTGTGTAGCCTGTGGGTCTATATCACTAAATACCTTATAAATTTCCATAAACTCGCGATCATCTTCTAATACATTAGCATAGTCATTATTTGGCTCTAAATAAATAGCAGTAGATGCAAGAATATCACCAATTGTAGCTAGTTCAATATTATTGCGCATTTTTTCAGCCATTTCATGATTAAACCGATGATCTTCTTTTAGGAAAATTAAGCAGTTACTATTTTTAAGATTTTTTGTATTACTAAGAAGTTCATTTAAACGTGTAACACCTGAAGTAACAGCCGATTTTTCACCTACACCGGCAGACTGGAATGTTTTCATAGTCATTTGTGTAGTTTTTTCACCTAAACTTTGAGCCGCAAGTGGTCCCACCATTTCTCCGCCTTCTGCCAATGAATGCTTAAAACGCGCTTTAATGAAATTAATAATGTGCAAAAACGCAACGCGATTAAATTTCTTATCGCGCAATAGAATTTTAGGAGCTAAGAAATCATATACAAGTAATTCAAATGTTATATTACGCATATTGTTAATACGACAATATTTAACAAGTTCATCAATCTCACGAATAATTTCAACAGGATTAATATCAGATTTGCCTGCATTAGCAAGTTTAAACTGATTAATAGTATTAACAATTAAACGGTTAAAGTTAACAGGATACCGCAAACTGATATCATTAATTTTTTCACCTATTTTAAGAAAACGGGGATAAAGCTTATGATATAAGTCAGTAATTTCAACAATATGTGCATTATATTTACTTATAATATCTTTCCATCCATCTATTTTTTTCATCTTGTCAATTTCATTTTTTGATACATAATCAAATTTGTCATTTACAAAGTCAATATAATAATTAATGTTAAGCTTTTCAATATCAATACCAGCAAATGCCGTTTTTTGCGATTCTAATGCAGTAGAGTTAAAACCATCATATCCATAGCAAAATTGCACAATATCATTTGTACTACCTCGCACAGTCATATCGTGAGACACCTTTAAATCTTCCATGGCTTTAACAAGTCGCCTTTGCATATAACCTGAGTTTGCAGTTTTAACAGCTTTATCAATAACACCTTCACGGCCAGACATAGCGTGGAAAAAGAATTCTTGTGGGTTAAGACCATTTAAAAAGTTGCTGGAAATAAATCCTCGACTTTCACCACCATTTTCATATCGTGGGTAATGTGGTAAAGTGCGATCTGTAAACCCAAGTGGTACACGAGCATTATCAATATCTTGTTGACCAACAAGGCACATCATCTGTTGAATATTAAGAGATGATCCTTTTGACCCACTTGTAACAATATAGTTCATACGATTATTTAATGGCAGCGATTTAGTTGTATTAGACATAATAGCCCTTGCAACATCTTGATTAATCTTCTTAACCTTTTGTTCATATAAAATATCTAAACCTTCCGTGATATCTTCCATAATGTTTAAATGCACCTTCTTTGTCAACTCAATAATTTCTTTTTTACCATTTAAAATAAAGTCCTCATTCCGCTTGCGAATTTCAGGATTAACAATTAAATCACTAATTCCAAGACTAAACCCACTGCGAATCATATAACGTGTTGCTATTGTCTGCAAATCATTCAAATAGCGGGCAGCTTCGCGATGACCATAATCATTGAAAATGATATGTACAATTTTGGATGATGTTTTCTTTTCAACTTGACCTTGTTTAAGGATACCATCTTCAATTATAACATCTTTTAACTGTGAGTATGTCTCCGATGTCTCCGATATTTTATTAGTCATAGTAATTGGCGGAAGAATCAGCGAATAAATCTGCTTGCCTGTCCACCTGACAATTTTCCCATCATTTATTTTGGGTTCTGGAATGATACCATTAAATTTTTTGACACCAACAAGGATATTCATAAGCTCTGCATGTGTAAAGAATACATTATCATCTGTTAGTTTAAATAAACCAAGTAAATTATCTTGAGCTGGACTAATAATAGGGGAACCTGTGCTAGGCGTAATAATATGCTTACTTACTGCAGCTAGATATTTGAGCTCAACTGATGTCTGAAGTGACTGTGGAACGTGCATATTCATCTCATCCCCATCAAAATCAGCGGCATATGGTGTACAAACATCTACATTAAGCCGAAAGGTATTCCCTTTCATTACTCGAATAGGATGTGCCATCATACTCATCTTATGTAAAGATGGCTGGCGGTTAAATAATACTATATCACCATCAACCAACTGACGATTAACAACATCACCATATTCTAGGACAATTTTACTACCATCAATAATAAGTTTCTGTTTACCATCATTTACACTTTTCCAGCTTTTTGCACCTGGATATACCTTATTACCATTTCTAACTAATTGATACATTTTATTAATATTATACTTGTTTACAACTTCAGGAAAAGTTAAATTCATCGCAATTTTCTCTGGCACCCCAAGTTCTTCAATTGATAAATTGGCATCTGGCGAGATAACACTACGTGCACTGAAATCAACACGCTTACCCATTAAATTATTGCGTATGCGACCTTCTTTGCCAGATAAACGTTGATGTAGCGTTTTCATTGGACGTCCACCACGTGTCATAGCATTTGGAATGCCTTTAATATCATTGTTAAATAGTGTGACTACTTCGTGTTGAACTAAATCTACATATTGTTTAATCTTTTCAGGTTCCAAATTTATACCTTTTGCCAATTTATCACGTAAAAACTGACAGGCTTTAATAATATCATAATACTTGTTTGTTAAATCATCTTCACTGCGTTGACTATTATATTGGCGTACACTAGGTCGCACACTTGGCGGCACAACCGGCAATACTGAAATGATTAACCAATGTGGCATACACCATTTAGAGCTAAAACCCATAACTAGTGCATCATCTTCAGTAATACGCTTAAAAATTGCCAATATAATATCAGCATTTAATTCTTCTGATAGATTTACTGGGTTATCACCACTTTCATATTTCCATTCAGCAACAATAATATTATCAGTGCGGAGATTAGTTTTATTATATTTAGAAGGTTGAATAGCACCACAACCGCCATTGTCAGTTATTGTGTCATTTTTCTCAACACTTCCACATACTTTTACTTTTGATGTAAGTTTAAAAATCTTTTCAAAACGGTCTTTATAGTTTCCTTTAGTTGATGCCATAATATTTTTAATTAGTTGATGATTTTTATTAATCAATAAATGGCTACATTTAATGCATACACACTTCAGTATTTTAACAATATATTCTTCGAATGTTGGCTGTAAATTAAATACAGGCTTAGGCAGCTCAATATGTCCAAAGTGACCGGGACAATAAATATAAGTTTGCTCACAAGTCTTGCATTTAAGATGTGGTTCTATATATCCCATACGGGGATCAAATAATCCGTTAATACGGGGATCTCCATTACTATCATAAAATGTATCAACAGTAATACTTACTACAGACCTTCTTAATATTTCTTCAGGACTATAAACACCAAACTGCACTCCTCGAATAGTACCAATTTCATAGTTATCATTCCGACTTTCTTTAAATGATGACATTCTAAGGAAAGCGCGCGCTAATTTAATAATGTATAATATTTTTAAATTGAAATAATAATCTATAATACTTCAATTTTCTGATACCAGTTTATCCATTACCAGTTTATCCATTACCAGTTTAACATTATTTTAAAAAATAAGTTTTTATCTATTGTTTAAGTTTAATTTTAATTTTAATTTAATATTTATATATCTAAATAAGAATATGTCTAAAGGGATTTTACCAGATAAGGTAGATAATCCCAATTCAAGCACAAGTGTACTTGCAAAATATGAGAAACTTGAGAAAAAAGTTGATATTATTAAGCAAAAGTTAAGTGATTTTACAGATTCATATGATGAACTTGATGAAACAGTTCAATCACTCTATGATACAGTTAATAGTATAAAAAGTAAACAGTTACCATTACAATTACCATCACAGGCAAGTACTACAGGGAAACCTAAAGGAAGTTTACATAGGACGGCAAAAATGCAAAAACTAAATATAGTAAATACAAACACAAATACAAACACAAATACAAACACAAACACAAACACAAACACTGATGCAGATTATGATGAAGATTATTCTACTGACAATGAAAATAGTTTACCAATAGATGGCAACTATGCATCATTAAGTGAATATATTATGCAATACATGAAAAATACTGTACATTGGCATGGTATACCACATCACATAATTCTTGAAAACTGTACAAATCTATTAACACTATTAAAATTATCATTCACTGAGCAACAGACCACACCACTTATTGATCATTTTATATCTCTAGAGCTAGAACATCAACATGCATATATTGCTCAACTCCAGACTATAAATAGTGATTTAACTGCAAAGATTCCACAAATCTTTAAAGTGCTAAACTCATCCCTATCACTATATCAAAAAAAACTGTTACTTGCAAAACTTGCAATGCTAAATCAGATGAATACTGATGACCCAGAATATTTTAAATTACAGCAATGGATAACACTTGCACTTGATATACCAATAAATAAATTTAAAACACCATCATACCAAATGCTAGATACCGATGAACAAAGAAGTGAATATTTAACAAATGCTCAGAGGCATCTAGACAAGGTAATATTTGGACAACGCAAAACAAAAGCACATATTATTGAAATAATTGCAAAGATGATGAATAATGGTGAAAATATTTTACATAGTGGAGTAGGATTAGCATCAATATCAACATTAGGATCAACATTTGCCATATTTGGTGAACCTGGTACTGGCAAGACATCACTTATTAAATATGGTCTTGCAACACTGCTTGAGTTACCATTTGTATTTATTTCACTTGGAGGAGCAACAGATGCAGCATTTTTAAATGGTATGTCATATACATATGTAGGTAGTACACCAGGGAAAATTGTAAATACACTTAAACAGGTACAATGCATGAATCCCATTTTCTATTTTGATGAACTTGATAAAGTGTCAACTACTGAACGGGGTACTGAAATAATTAATCTACTTATCCATTTAACAGATCCAACACAAAATACACACTTTACAGACAACTATCTAGACTGTATAGAGCTAGACCTATCTAGAGCAACATTTATATTTTCATTTAATGATATAGGGAAAGTGTCACCTATTTTACGTGATCGCATGTCACTTATACGTTTTAACTCATATACACCACTACAAAAAACACTTATTGCTAAAAGGTATCTAGCACCACAAATATGTAAAGAGTTTCTAGGAATGCGAAATGCTAAGTATACTATAATATTTTCACGGCGTATAATGAAATCAATTATACATAAGAAAGAGCGTAAGTGTGGTGTAAGATATATTAAACAACAATTGGAAAAAGTAATAGCCCGCTTAAATGTTTGCCTAATTAAGAATGAAACACCTGAATGGTTTAAAATTGGAGAAAATGGCAAAATAATAATTGTGTAGGTGTTAGATATTTAGGTATCTAGATACCTGGATACATTTCGCTATGCTTATTTGCACCACGATTTTGAAACATTTTTAATTGCTCATTAGAATAGCAAACACATCCGCGACCTCCAAGGCCATCACTCAATATGTTTGAGCTACCACAACAATCCCAGGAGACTTGATTATTTGCAAACATAAAAAGGTGTTTAGGGGATCCTGGTTGTCCGTCAACAGTTGGAAAGTTCTTGCTTGCAGGATCTTCTGTAAGTGCAACACCATCACCAACTGGAGAAAATATAGTTGGGCTTTTTAAAAGAGGTGCCGATTTAAGCTGGGATTTAATAACCAAACCATCATAGTTGTTAAGTGGACTAATATTTTGGTTAATATCAGCATATTGATAACCATCTGTAGTATCTGCAGCTCCACTGTTATAATCTATACGACCCATTACATAGTTAATAGGAGCATATCCATTATAGCCAACATATCCCTCACGCCTACTACTACGTAGTTGAAAATAACAAATAATAAGAATAGCTGCTAAAACTATGAGAACTGTACAAAGTCGTGATGATGATGTTTTACATGTACCTGCATATAAAATTCCAATTAAAATAACAATTATTAAACCAATAAGAACACTATTATGCATAATTAATATTATTTAATAGTATTTAAGCTTATTTATATTATAATTATATAAAAAAATAATAGAAATGATAGAAATGATAGAAATGATAGAAATGATAGAAATGATAGAAATGATAAGTTTATCTAAAATTAAATTGGATAAAGCACATATTTTATAGAATTTGATTTGTATAAATCAAATATAATCAATTTAAAATTAATTTAAGAATATTAAACATATTGATGTATTAAGGTACTTGTTGGTTGTACCATATCCTTTCCCATTAATATATTATTCAATATGACTGATGGAAATGTTAACATTAAAGAAAATTGTATTATCTTAGATAGATCGTATAGTTTTTGGTATCATAATCCTGAACAAGTAGACTGGTCTCCTGAATCATATACAGAAATCCTTACATTTAACACATTACAGGAATTCTGGTATCTAGACAAGTTTATTAAAAAGGATATGATTGAAAATGGAATGTTTTTTATTATGATTGATGGTGTAATGCCTATATGGGAGGATACGAATAATATCAATGGAGGATGTATTAGTTGGAAGGTTGACCGCAAATATTGCTATAAGTATTGGATTGATTGTGTTGGTCATTTTATTATGAAAAATTTGAGTAATTTTACACATTTAGTAAATGGTGTTAGTATTAGCCCAAAGAAGAATTCAAGCATTATTAAGTTGTGGTTTAAAGAAGATATTGATATGTCAAAGTTAATTTTACCAGATACATTTTGCATGGTAGATGATAAAGTAATTTATAAATCTCATGTGCAAAATATTGATAAAGATAAAATTAAAAGGGAAAATAGAGCAAGCTTACTGCATTGAGTATCTCTTAAATGGCTATTAGCTATTTTGTTAAAAATACTGTTTAATTAGCTATTAAAGTTATTAAGATGCAAACTAAAACTATGCATATGTATCTAGCAATGTAAATTTAATAAGTTTTAAAATTTTAAAGTTTTATATAATAAAAATTATATATAGATATAGCAATAAGCAATAAGCAATAACTCTCAATGGATGGAATAAGTTCTGTAATTTCTATAATACTACTTTTGTTAATTGCAACATTTATTTTAGCTGCCGGTGAAAGTTTAGTAGGAATTATTGGAGCATTTGTATTATTAGTTATAACATCATATATTACTGTATACAATTTTACAGTAACATCATAAAAACTGTATAAAACACAGAAATACACAGACGCAGACACAGACACATTTATTAATTACAACTTAAACTACAACTTAAACAAAAAATAACTTAAACAATAATTTAAACAATAATCTATCAAAACTAATAATTTTGCAAACTAACGCGATAATTATTTAGATAATACTTAATAGTTAAATATAAATACATATATCTACATATATCTACATATATCTACATATATCTAGATATCTATTATAAATGTCGCTTATATCATCATCTGAAAATGCAAATGCAAATACACAAGATGTCACAACTGCTCTAGTACATGCAGATAAATTGCAAACCAATGATTTTAACAACTATATATTTCACCTTTGGACATCTAAAACATCACCTATTAAATATCTCACTGAATTACTTAAAGACCTTTTAACAGAAGCAAATTTAGAATGTAGTGAAGAAGGTATTAAACTATTATCTATTGATTCTGCCCGTACAGTATTAATTCACTTAAAATTGCCTCGTGATTCATTTGAAGAATTTAAATGCGAAACACCAATGGTACTAGGTATTAATCTTGAACATTTTTTTAAAATTATTAAAAATATGGAAAATTCGGATACATTACGCTTATTTGTTGCAAAAGACAATGTAAATCGCATAGGTATTGAACGTTATAATAAAGAGGAAAATATTAATAATACTATTTATCAAAGTTTAATTGATATTCCTGTGCAAACACGTGATATTCCATCACCTACATTTAAAAGTGTTATTGTTATGTCAAGTTCACGTTTTCAAAAAATTTGCCGCGAAATTAGCCAATTTAGTGACAAGATTGAAATTACATGTGCTGGTAATCAAGTTATTTTTAATGGATGTAATGAAAATGCATCACAAGAAATTCGTGTTAAGCCATCAGAAAATGGCATGCAATTTGAACAGAATACTCCAGATGAAATAGTTCAAGGTGTATTTAAGTTGAAGTATCTTGTACAATTTAGCAAATGCTCAAATTTATCAAATCAAGTCCGCATTTATTTAAAAAATAATTACCCATTAGTTTTAGAATCTAAAATGGAAAAGTTTGGATTTATCAGATTATGTCTAGCACCAAATGTAGAAGAAAATGATGGATAGGTTGTATAGTATGGTAGTGTATGGTAGTGTATTGTATGTATTACGTTTTGCTTTTACACTTTTTAAATTTATAATTTATAATTTATAGTTTACAAATTAATACTAATTAAATAATATACTAGGCCAAATAAAATAGCCTGTACAAAATTCTTTTCAATAAAACTGAATTTTTCAACACATGATAGGAGTTTACTAACTAAATTTGAATTAATAATATAAAATACCATAGCAAACAGTAGTGATTTTAAAGCTGCATCTTTAACAATATATGCGCTAAATCCTGCATCTATATCTTTTTTATGGTTTAAACGATTTTCTGCTGTATTTATAGTTGCCATTTTATAGTGTTATATTATAGTTATTATAGTTATATTATATATATAAAAAAAATCATAAAAAATTATAAAACTACATAAAATGTACAAATATTTAATTAAAACAGTTCAAGGCATAAATAAATAACTCCAAATAGCAAAGCCCAATATATAAAATTTTTAAATTTTTTAATATGTGGCAAATATTTTACAATAGCAAATAAATCTTTCATTGCAATATAGGCAACAATGTATGCTAAAAATGTTATTAGCAATGCTAAAAGCAAATTTTTCATAGTTGAACTTTCAATAATTTTTGAACCATAAAAAGGTTCAATATTCTGTAACTGTTTACGCTGCGTAAAATGTTCTTCATCATCATTATCATCATCGTTATCTTCATCATCATCATCATCATCATCATCAGCTTCAACATCATTTTTAATATCTGCAAACTTTGCCTTTATTTGATTACCATGATTGCCATGCTTTCCTTGTGATTTTGGAATATTATTAAATTTGTTTACACTTTGCATAGTAGCCTGTGTAGGTGGTATAGATAGTGTTGGTTGCATAGGTGGTGTAACCATTTGTCCTTGCATACTAGTTGGCACTGAAGGCATTTGCTGTACAGGCATTGAAGGCATTTGCCCTGGCATTTGCCCTGGCATTTGCCCTGGCATTTGTTCAGGCATTTGCTGTACAGGCATTGAAGGCATTTGCCCTGGCATTTGTCCATACTTTGAAGGTGGTTGTCCAGGCATTTGTCCAGGCATTTGTCCAGGCATTTGTCCAGGCATTTGTCCAGGCATTTGTGGAGGCATACCTGTTGGCATTGTACTAGAATATTGAGTTTTATTATTTAAGTCTGATGAATTTGTTATTTGCTTGTTTAATTTTGTTTGTTCAATAGCTTGTTTAAAATTATTTAATAATATTTTATCATCAACAGTAATATCTTCAAAACTTTCAATAAAATTTGAACTTATACCAACAACCATTTTAAATAATTTATTATAACTATTTACACTTTGTAATTTATATTTACTATTAACCTATATTTAAAAATAGAAATAAAACTAGAAAATAGAAAATAGAAAATAGAAAATAGAAAATAGAAAATAGAAAATAAAAAAGAAAAAAGAAAAATAGAAAAAAATAGTTTATTCAAAAATTACAACCTCTAGATCATTTAATGTATTATAGTCAATATTATGCTCAGTGCTAGAGTCATCCGAATCATCAGAATTATTAGAATCATTGAAATCACTATTGTAAACATTTTCTAGATTATCTACTCTATCTACTACATCTACTCTATCTACTACATCTGTAACTTCTTCTATTTCTGTATATAACCCTAAGGTGTTTTCTGTTTTTGTATTTGGTAATTCATTTACATTTTTTTCAGCTATAAGTTTTGCATTAATATATTTATCTATATTTAATTCAGGTGGTAATTGTTCAATTTCTTCAATTGTACTATATACAACTGGTGTTACAGGTCTACTTTTCCCTAACATATCAATAACACCATTATCATTTTCCATTAAACTATGGTATTGATTTTCATATTTATTAATTTTTTTAATATCATTATTTAAAATGTAATCACGTTCTATTAACCTATCTAGTGTAGAGTTTATTATTAAATCTGTTAAACTATCTGTAGTTGGTGTATGTAGTAGAGTGTGAATGTTAGTATGAGCTGTGGATGTATCTACTTTATCAACTTTATCAACTAGCTCATGTACTTTTGTATTAATAGGATATTCTAAAATATTAGTAATATTATCTGTAAATTTATTAATATCAATAGAATTATTATTTAAATCACTAAATATATATCCTGATGGTACTTGTTGTGTTTTAATATATTTAAATACTTTCAATTTATGTAATATGTATTGTGCAGTAAATGTTTGATTCATAAACTGTAAACCAGCGAACTCAATTATGCACATAAGAATATCATTTGGCTCAATAAATGTATGATCTGTAACAAGTTCCTTACGATCATTAAATATTTCACATTGAATAGTGCCTTTAAATGTAGGTACATGAACTCTTAACACTGGTGCTTTACCACCTGGTTTAAGCAATATTGGAGTCTTATAAAATTGTTCAACAATATTTAAAGGCATTACTTTTTCAAACCAAGATTGTGAGTTTTCATGGCAAGTTATTATATTTTTATTATCATTATTAATAAGAAAATCATAAAGTTTTCCACTATCACCATGATGTGAAAGTTCAAAGTCTATATAATAATTTTTATCAACATTTACAATACCACTTACAGTTGCAAGCCGTGGTGTTTCAAAAAATATTGGAGTAAAATCATTTTTTGATAATTTATAAGCACATTGAGCAATGTATGAGCCATCAAGATTTTTATATGGCTGTTTATAAATATATTTATCACTTTGCAAATTTTTAAAATTTAATATTTTTAAAGGCGTTTGTGACATTATATTTTTTAATTTTTACTTTTTATAAATTTTTATAAATTTTTATAAAATTGCACTATTGCTAGTCTTATTTATAAATATGTTTCTTTATAAAGTTGTTAAACGCAAATTTATTAGTTAAAATTATAAAAAAAAAGTATTGCTAGATATAAATTTATTAATAATATAAATTAAATAGTTGATATAGTTATAGATGGATTTGCGGGATATTCTTTGTGATTTAGTTAATAAATGTGTAGTTGAAATTAATGATTGTGATGATATTAAAAAATCTATAAAAGATCAAATTTTAAAACCCATTATTAATTACATTTTAGAAGAAATATACCCATATTTAATAATAAGTGTTATTATTTTTATTTTAACATTATTAATAGCAATTGCTATTTTAATATTAATTATCAAAGGTACAAGTTTTTAGTAATATTTATATAAATAATGTCTATATAAATAATAATATTATAGATATAAATATAGATATAAATATAAATGGGAAATACAAATTCTGATGAGGGTAAAACATCATGTGATAAACTACGTGAATTTGCACAGCAACTGGAATTATCTAAAGATGAAAAAATTTTAAATATTATAAAAAAAATGAAATCTACTATACAATATTATATAAAGCAAAATGATATAAAAAACTGCACATTACTTTTAGAAAATCTAAAATCTCAAGTAAAAACACATTATGGAGAGCAAAACGCACAAAGAAAAACAAAAAAAAATAATTTACAACTACTATCGCAACAAGCCAATCCGCAAACGGAAAAAAACATGTTGCGACCGCAAAAAACCATGTTGCGAACAACGCAAAAAGCCATAGATGCACAAATAATAGATGACCATTTACAAAAAATAATAACTGAAATAGCAAATTCACAAAGCACAACAAGTCAAAATAATGTTCATCCTATTAATTTATTTGAATTTATAAAAATTGAGGATTTTATATATGAAGCAGGTTTTGTTATTAATGATTTACAATTAATAAATAAATGTAAAAAGCAAAAATTTGATAATATTAAAGAAGATGATTATAATATAAACTTAGAAAATGCTTTTTATATTATAGTAAAATATCAAAATGATTATGAATTTATAAATTATGTTTTTGGTACGAGTGAAAATGAAAAATGTAACAATTTTAGAAATAATTTATATGACTGTTTAAAATTATTAAATATTATTACTAATATGTTAAATAATCCTAATTTTTTTTCGAATAAAGATGAATACATTTATTCAAAAAGTGAATCTATTATATGTTTATTGGACTTAATAATTTCAAAAATTAGTACAGCAGAAATTAAAAAAAGTTTAACTAGTATTCTACACAATATTCAAAGAATTTTATCACCGCAACCACCATCATCATCATCATCATCACCATCATCATCATTCTCATCATCACAATCATCATCATTCTCATCATCAGAACCATCACAACCACCACCACCACCACCACCATCATTACAATCATCATCACCATCATCATCACCATCATCATCACAATCATCACAATCATCAACACCACAATCATCACAATCATCAACACCACAATCATCATAATCATCAACACTACAATCACCAATAAGAGAATCACATGCATAAATAAATATAATAATTTATAAAAAGTATCAAGCAAATTTTATATAAATAAGGTGAAGAAATTTACAAAAAATTAAAATTTTAAAATAAAAAAATGTATATATTTTTAATTTAATTAGTACATAAATATATAAATATATATATATATATACACATTATGCATTAAAAAGTGTGTATATATTTTTTTATATTTTGTATATTTTTACGTATATTATCAATATCTGTTTCAATTACTATTAGATTATCATTTTTTTTATATTTAGGATCAATATCGTTAAAACTAAGATGTTTAATATTAAAATAGCTATATGCATATTCATTTTCATAACTTTTATATGCAACTTCTTTACCATTAGATATCTTAGTCCAGCATAGTGCAACATTTGTAAGTAGTACAGTAATAGTTCTATAGTCAAAGTAATAATAATAAATTACTAAAACTGCACTACATGCAAAATTAGCTACATAAATATACTGCAATATTCTATATGCACGTTTATATTTTTTATTATGGCATTGGAGTTTGTTAATAACTTCAGGATATTCTTCTTTAAGAATACTTATATTGTGCTCACTTTTATTTTCATCATATTGTAATGTTTCAATCATCCAATTTTCACGTTTAAGCTCAATTATATATAGGTAAATAAAACAGGCTAATGTAAAAAAATTTAATGCTAAAACGCCAATATTAAAATCAATTAAACTGGTAAAGTTTTCTGTAAGTGTACACATTTGTAATGATGTAGTTGTGCCATTAATTTGGCTATCTATTGATTTATAACTATTACCAAATATTGAAATAAAAATAGAATTATTATTTTCAGTATTAGTGCATCCTTGCGGTACAAAAAGGCAAAGTAATGATGCCATACATACACGAAAAACATCACCAACAAAACCGGTTGCTATAGATAACCGTTGTTGGTTATCTTGATCGGCAAAGTATTCAGTTACTTTGTTTCTTTGTCTTTTACAGAAATTCATTGAATGGTTTAAGTGTATTATTATTATTATATGTGTAACTACTATATAATTATTTTTTATTAAAAAATATTAATTATCTAAGTAATAATTAAGTAAAATATTATTGTATTATTACATTACTACTTTTTAATATTTTATAATGGAACATAACCATAATTCGGATGTATCGGTATTAAATAACTATTATACAATAACTAATGCACACAATAATAGAAGTAATAAAAATGTAAAATACCAAAATAACAAAAATAACAAAACTAAAAAAATAACAAACCAAGCAATTGCGAATAGGACAAAAAAAGAAAATCATGCTCAAGCTGAATTAAATAAACCAATGACATTTTCAAAACTATTTAGAAAACCAAAATATAAAGCTATTATTGCAGCAAAGAAATCTAGAGAGAAAGAAAATTATGTCAGATCATATAAAGCACAAATGAAGGACTATAGCAACCTAAATAAAACTTACAAAAAATTAGAACAAACTAGAAAAAACACTAGACTAAAATATCAGACAGACAAAGAGGCATTTTATAAAAATCCTAATATATATATCAAAAATAACTTTGAATTTGTTAATATGATTTTAGAGAGCATTCAAAACATTGGAATGCAATATAATAATATAGAAGGTAAAGAAGATTATCATGGAAATACCAAAATAAAAGTTTATTCAAAAAAAAATGGAACAAACATAATATCAACATTTACACTTGTGCGTAATCCGCCTTATAATCCGCATGCTAATTGTCCAGGCACACAATATTTTATATTGCCAAATGCTCCATCCGATTTTAAAGATAATATATTAAAATCATTTAGTTATTGTTATAAAATTAATAAAATAATTAAACAGATCGAACCTTTAGCTAGTAATCAAACCATTACATTACCAGAATATAAAAAATCTGCAAAATCTACAACTACAAATGCGTAACCAATAAATACATTAAATACTCAAGTTTTGCTTTAATTTGAACATGTACCCCTGTTTTATAGCAGTTTTTTGTTTATCTATCCTATCAAATTTATGTAGAATTCTTTTATTAACTTTTTTCAACTTTTTCAAATCAACACTAAACTTTTACGATGATGTCTTAATTTATGAATGCAAATAGTAAATGGCAATTTTAAGCTATTTTTTAATATTTGTTCTTTATTATGTCCTGCTTGATTATTGTTTATTTGCTCCTCTTTATGGGGGAGCAAAGCTTTTTAAATATGCTAATGGTTATAAGTACTTGCTTGTATGGTCTTTCACTTTTTAGGTTTTCCAGAGGTTGCTGGAAAACTATTTTATAATCTAAAACTTTAATAAAATGTTTATCTAATACAATTTTTGCAGGATCTTTACCTGAAAATCCAATCCATTTCCAAGCATTATCCAAATCTATAATAAATTCATTCTTTGAATTATAATTCAAATAACAAAAGAAACTAGCTACAAACAATTGTTGTTGCCCTTTATTAAATGCAAATATTTGTGTAAAAGTATGTGTAAAAAATTACAAATTATTTTAATAAAAATAATAAAAATAATAAAAATAATAAAAATATATCTACTAAAAATTAATATATATATTAATTGCTAATTATCATATACTAATTATCATATACTAATTATCATATACTAATTATCATAATTTTAAGCTGAACACATTAAACATTCAGGTTCTTCTTTAACTTCAGAAAGTACATCTGTCTTTATAGCAGTTTCTTGCTTATCTTTCTTATCAATGTCACTCGAGATTGCCTTATTAACTTTTTCTAAATCAACACTAAACTTTTGCGCAGATGTCTTAGCTTGTGATCGCAAATAGTACATTCCAGTTTTAAGGCCTTTTTTCCAACTGTAAAAATGCATACTATTTAATACTTTGAATGTTGGGTGTTTAATGAAAATGTTCAGTGACTGTGTCTGGCATATAAATGGGGCTCTGTCCGCTGCTAAATCGATAAGTACTTTTTGTTTTATTTCCCAAACCGTTTTATAACGATCCTTAAGTTGCTGTGGAATTTCTGGAATATCTTGAACACTACCATCTGCCACAATAATCTTTTCTTTAAGTGCAGTATTCCATATTCCAAGCTCTAAAAGATCATTAATTAAATGTTTATTGACAACTACAAAATTCCCTGCAAGTGTTCGCCGTGTATAAATATTATTTGTAAATGGTTCTATACATTCTGAAAAACCAAGGACTTGGCTCGTAGATGCAGTCGGCATGAGTGCAATTAACAGGCTATTCCGTACTCCATGCTTACTAATATCTGCTCGTAAAGTTTCCCATAATTCACGCATATCTTCACTAGGCTCTACACCCCACATTTCAAATTGAAATTTACCTTCATTTAGTGGACTACCTATAAAACTTGAATATGCACCGGCAAACTGATTGCTGAGCTTCAATTCCTCATCTATAATAAAATAAGTATTTTTCAACTCTTCAATACGTGCTTTATCCTCATTAGTTAATTCACCATTATTTGATGACCCCAGTTTTAATAATCGCTTATATTCACGAACATACTTACTACGTTTGCGTGCAATTTCCATACTTGTTTCTAATGCTGCATAATACATATTCTCGAAAATTTTCCTATTTAATACACGTGTATCATCACTATCAAATGGCATTTTTAACATTGCAAGCATATTAGCAAATCCCTGAACACCAAGTCCGACGGGTCTTTGCCGCATATTGCTAGTTTTTGCCTCTTGAACAGGATAATAGTTATAGTCGATAATTTTGTTCAAATTGCGTATAATCATTTTAACAACTTCACGTAATTTTTCATAATTAAATGCTAACTTACCGTCTTTATTATCAAGAAACTTAGGTAAGGCAATGCTTGCAAGATTGCAAACTGCAGTTTCTTCTCTAGATGTAAATTCACATATTTCAATACATAAATTGCTACATTGAATAGTACCCAGATTTTTTTGATTATTTTTAGTATTTATAGCATCCTTATAGCCAATATATGGCATACCAGTTTCTATTTGTGTAGTAATAATTTGTTCCCATAGAGTACGTGCTTTAATAGTTTTATTACCACGTTTTTCAGCTTCATATCGCTCATATAGTGCATCAAACTCGGCACCATAAACTAAATATAGTCCTGGACACTTATCTGGACACATTAAAGTCCAATCGGCATCAGCTTCAACACGGCGCATAAAGAGATCTGAAATCCACATTGCATAAAACAAGTCACGCGCACGCTCTTCTTCAACACCTGTATTAAGACGTAGACGCAAGAAATCTTCAATATCGGCATGCCAAGGTTCCAAATAATTAGCAATTGATCCTGCACGGCGTGAACCTTGATCAACATATCTAGCAGTTTCATTAAATACTTTTAACATTGGTACTAAACCATTACTTTTGCCGTTATTTCCCCGTATATAACTGCCCTTAGCACGAATCTTATGAAAGGCAATGCCAATACCACCAGCATTCTGACTAATTTTAGCACAGTCTGAAAGGGTTTTATAGATACCTTCAATACTATCATCGTTAACAGTTAAGAGAAAACAGCTTGATGCCTGCTCACGACGGCTACCCATATTAAATAGTGTAGGTGTTGCGTGGGTAAAAAACCCTTCTGACATCATTTTATAGGCTTTTAACCCTTCTTTTAAATCATCTTTATGAATACTAAGTGCAACACGCATTAGCATATGCTGTGGTCTCTCTACTATTTTTCCAACAATGCGCATCAAATATGCACGTTCTAGAGTCTTAAATCCAAAATAGTCATAGTTAAAATCCTTTTCATAATCTAATGTTGCATTAATTTTTTCTTTATTATCAATAACAGTTTTATACAGTTTATCATTAATTAATGGTGTATGAACACCTAGAACATCTTTATTATCCCATAATTGTTGAATTACTTCACTATAACTAGGGCTAGTGTTTTTATGATGATTACTAACTATAATACGGGATGCTAGGCGTCCATAATCAGGGTGAATTGTAGTTTTAGCTGCACATATTTCAGCTGCAAGCTCGTCAAGTTTCCATGTAGGAACATCATTATATATCTGGGTAATAATAAGCTGTGATATTTCCATAGGATTAATTTTAAGATCTTTTGATAATTTTTGAATACGTTTAAGACATTTATCAAAGGAAACTTCCTCACGTTCTCCATTACGTTTTACTACATACATTGTTTCAGATACTATTGTCATTGCCATATTTTGCAAATTACTGTGTTGCCCTGATTGCTGTGATTGCTGTGATTGCTGTGATTGCTGTGATTGCTGTGATTGCATGTGTATATTTTCCATTTATATTAATATTTTTCAATTTTAAGAAGTTATAAATTTTAAGAAGTTATAAAATAAAATATACAAACTATTAATATTTTGCAAGTTAGAAGTTGCAAGTTGCAAGTTATAGTTTTGTATATATTATTTTGTAGTAAATTTATAAAATATTTTTTATATTAAAAAATAAACTTTTAAAATTATATTTTATATTTTATTTTATTTTTATATTTGTATTGTAATTTTAAATTAAAATCTAATAAGTATTTAATAAATATTTAATAAAGTTAAATTAACACTATGGGTTTTTATGAGCTTGGTAATGGCTGTGATAGTTGTGAATCTGTGCAAATGCTTCCTCAAAATGTAAATATGGACTCAGGTATGGGGTCATATGGTTTAGGATCAAATCCAATGAAACAATTTAATAGTGCTGTATCATCAGGATATGTTCCTAATGGTACTAACTTAGGTGCTATGGGTACCGGCTCTACTGGTATGAGCATGGGTGGTCAACCAGCAGCTGTTAAGCAAGTTACTACAACTGTTACAACTACAAATGTACCAACTGCTGCTGCAACTGTTACACCAGGTACACCAACTAATAAAGTTGAGGGATTTACTAACAATAATTCAACAACACAACAAATGTTGAATAAAACTGGTAAGCAATGGATTCTTCTTGGTCTAGTAGTATTTTGTTCTTTAGCAGCTAATGAATGCTGTAAATATTTTCTTAATAAAAGCATTCAGCTTGATGGTAGTCCAATGTATTATGTTGGGTATGTAGCTATTACAGTTTTACTTGCATACGCTGCATATACTTACTTAACTACTACTAATGCTAATGGTTCTAGCACTGGTGCTACTAGTATGTAGTATGTTGTATGTAGTATGTGGTATGTGGTATGTAATAGGTACATTTATATATGCATTTTTTTACTGTAAATTATGTTTGTTCTTTTTTTCTGTTTTATTATTCTATTATTTCTATTATTAAATAAAATCTATTATTATTTTAGTATTAATCAGTTTAATTTAAAATTAAACTTAGACACATGGAAAATAAAGGTGTGCATGAAGCATATTTAAAACATATTATAAATGGTCGATATGCAAAATCATTTGGTATTAATACAAATTTTATGACAGATTTTAAAAAAGAAATTATTAATATGTATTCTAGCACTAATAATAAAAAACTTTTATATCCAGAACATATCCATGACTTATTACTTAATTTTTTTACTAATGTATATTATCCAGATATATCAAAAAATTTACATATTGATAACAATAATGCTGCAGTAATTATGGGAGGAATTGCATTTAATAAAAATATACCTGCAAAACTTAATAAATTTCTTACTATGGAAACAACTGATATTGATCTTAAAATTTATACAACTGATATTACACCATTTAATAAAAATCAAACACATAAATATCAAAGCACAATATCATTATTTAAATTTATAAGTTTAATAACTCCTATATTTCTTAAACAAATCTTAACATATATTATGAATATTGAAGATACAATATTTGAATCACATTCTAAAAGCACAGTTAATAGTACAGCTAAAGCCACAGTTAAACATACTACTAAAGAATCATCAAAATCTAGCTCTAAAACTAAAAAAACAATTAAACAGTCAGGTGGTTTTAATAAATTAATATCTTATAAGCAAAAATTTTATGGTATAATGAAAAAATTTAAAATAATTATAGAACTTAAACCATATTATGGTGAACAAGAAACTATAGATATAACAGAAATGGATTATAATGAAATTTTAGCTCTAATTATACCAAAAATTAATGATCCTGATTTACTTATAACTACAAAAGCACAATATGGTATAGTTTATAGTAAAACTATAAAAGCTAATAAAAGACGTAATCGCCTTGTATTTAGCGATTGTAAAATAATTTATCCAAATATTGAATATCCAACATATTATGCATATTATCTGATGAATAATAAAAAATATAATAAATATAAAACTGAATATGAACAGAAACAACAAAAACAACAGAAACAGCAGAAACAACAGAAACACCAGAAACAGAAGAAACAACAGAACCAAAAATACAAGCAAGATATGCAAGATATGCAAGATATGCAAGATATGCAAGAATATAAGCAAATATATCCTACAGAAATACATAAGGGTCAAATACAAAAACAATACGCTAATTTAACATTAGAGAAATTAAACAATTCACATCTTAACCTAACAGATGTTATAGAGATTAAAACATGCAAAAATAATTGTCGTTATATTTCAGTTAAATCATTAATGATTGATGTTGTTTTAATGTTATCATATGCAGAATTACTTCAATTTGAAAACTTAGATTTATTAAGATATAAAAAAGATGATAAACTAGTTACAACAAATACAAACACAACAGATGTTAATATTAATAAAATTATAAAAATTAATTTGAGTTCTATTTTTAAATATTATAAGTATTTAATAAAATATATTCGGCTTCATATTATAAAAAAATTTTATAATAGTACATTAAATAAAGAATTTGTAGAAGCCTGTAAAAAATTAATACGCTATACATTTACTACTCTTAAAAAAAAAGATGATTTTAGAGAAGAAACACATCCAAATAATATTGCATATCGTAAGATATTGCGAGAGTTTCATATAGGATTTTTTATAACTGGTGATTTAATGCGCAAAAATTATCCTGAATTAATAGAACTTGTTAATGATTATAAAGAAATAGTAATATATTTGAATATATGCCGTGTATTATTTAAGGGTGTAAATGTAAATAGTAAAATTGAAACACAAGAATCAGCTATGGCACTTGTAGCAGTAAGTGCTCAAATAACACCTGCCCAAATAGGTGGGTCTGATATAACCAAAATTGTAACATTATATGATACAGAGTTAGACACACATTATGATTCTAATAAAAATAATACTATTATTCATAATGAAATTGACATAATGATGCAAAATGAGCTTAAAATATTAAACAATGTTAGCTTACAATTAACTTCTAGTTAAATTAAAAGTTCCAGCTTTCAGGAAGACCATATGCACATGCTGTAAAACTATTTTGTAAATAAATAATGTATATACGATATACAAGTTCTAATACACCAAGCCAATCAAATATAAAATCAAGCTTATTACCAGGATACCAACCGCCAAATCTTTCCAAAATAAATCGACTAAGAATTGTACGCTTAGAATAATCAGCAACACCAAAGTATATGAATATTTGTGCAAAAATAATAATATCTAAAATAAATGCTAGATATGCAAATATCATACGATATTTATTAGATAATAAATATTGAGGTGGTGGATTGAGACTACCATCATTTTCAACTTGATTACTAGATATTGTTATTTGGGTAACTATAGCTAAAATAATAAAAAATATTGGTATATACCAATATTCAGGTAATTTATCTGTAAATGGTATTGTTAACCACATGCCTATAAATGTAAGAAATGTTGCAACCATTGACATCATTGCTAATATATAAAGATGCCATTTATATGATAAACCATCAATAGCTGTAACATAGCTAAAACGTTGTGGTTCATTTACATAAAGTATTATACTTACGATAAGCCTTATAAACAATATAATCCATCGTAATGCAGGTGTTAAAAGAAACTCATATAAAGATTGTAAATATACATTCATTTTGCGGTTATTTGTTTATCAATTTATCAATTTAGTAATTTAGTAATTTGTATAATGTGTATAACACAATGTATACTTTATGTATTCTGTATATTGTTATATATCATTATATTTTGGTATGCAAAATTTAACTAATGTTAAAATCTATGTTAAAATCTATGCTAATATCTACACTAATATTAGTATTTTAAAATGGTGCAAACAGTTGCAGCTTCTAGTAACCATAGTAATAGTAAACATACAAAACAATCATCAGCAATCAATACAGGTGGATTTTGGGATATTATTTCAAATAATGAAGGAGTATTTATGTTTACAATATTAATAGTAACTATTTTAGTAGGAATTATTTTAACAGGATTGTTTCAAAGTGGACCAACTATAAGAAATAATTTATTATTTAATGCAGCTGGAGCAATAGGTATGGCTATATTTTTTATATTTATAATATTTAGATTTTTAGGTGCACGAATAGTATTATTGGGTGTAACTGTAGATATTGGATTAATTATTTATATATTAATTGTATGCTTTGTGATATTTGTATTAGGTGGGTAAATATGTGGGTAAATATGTGGATAGCTTTCTTGATTTATAGGTTTAATTAAATTAGTAAGCTAGTTTAACAATTTTAATATTTTCAAAAAATAATATTTTATATAAATAATCTATTAATGGTATATGTTTTATAGTGCTACTTGCACTCATGTTATCTATCATGTTATCTAGATGCTTGAACCCATAAGTTTTTTTAAGTAAGTTATGTTTTTCATCAGTTGATAACTGTTGCTTACTATATTGCAATTCCTGTTTAGAATTACTAAAAAATTTACATATACTGTTTACAAATGATGTCTGATTTTGAAATGTGTGAAAATCATAAAGGCTTTTTATATCACCCCAATCAACTGTAGGATGATCCGCAACACTATAATATTTAAGTGAATTTGATAGTTTTTTAGTAGTTGTAGTAGTTGTAGTGCTTTCTTTACTGCGTCCTTTAGTTTCCACTATAGGTAATTTAACTGTTTCAACAGATGCTACTTTAGCTGAATCTCCAGTTTCATCTACAATTACTGATGAAATATGCCCTTTTGCAGTTGGTTTAGCTTTAAAGGTTTCCGTAGAATTTAAGGCATTAATTTTATCATATGTTGATAATTTTAAAGGATATAATCGTGTTTGCAATTTCATAGTTCGCTTTTGCACTGGAATATTTATACCAGAATCATTACTACCTGATGCAGCTGCAACTGCTTTATTTACAGTTAAAGAAACTTGTTTTTTTGTATGATTTGTTAATTGGTTATATGCATATGATTGGTTAGATACAGGTGCCTGATTAGGTGCATTTATAAGTTTATTTATATCATTTTGCTTTTGATGTAGCATTTGAAGTTTTGCCTGTTCAAGTTGAATACTTTTCATCAAGGCAATTTCTTTTTTGCGATTATTTAAATTTACCATTTGCTCTTTTTTGAATTTAATTTTGTCTAGTTCAATTCTCTGTTGTCTAAGAATTGCATCACGTTTTTGATGTAATATTTTTAATGTTTCATTACCAATAGTATCTAGAGATGGTGATGGTGATGGTGATATAGTAGTGCCTAATAATTGTGGATGTTTTTGCATATGTGCGATTACTGACATGTTAGTTGGTGTGCGTTGAGCATGTGCATGTGTATTTGTATTTGTATTTGTAGTAGGTGGCATGTGTCCTTTTTTAATTTCTTTTTGTTTTTCACCAACTGTTGTATCTATTGTAATGCGTTTTATCTGTGAGGGTTGTGATGGTGATTGTGACTTTCCATTTCCATGTAATGGTGCTTTGCAAACTGGTATAAAATTAAGAGGATTTGTTTGTTTAATAGGTGTGGCAGTTTTTTCTATTCTCATATTATTAATAGTATTGATAGTATTAATAGATTGCACAGGTTGATTAATTCCCATATTATTAGTAACACCTGTTACAGTTAACCTTTTAATTTGAGAGCTATCCTGTTTAGATTGTAGGGATGCATTATTGGATGCATTATTGGATTCAGTTTTAACTTTAGGAATAAAATTAAATATATTTGGTGAATTACCTCTACTTTTACCTATACTAGGTGGCATTACAGCAATAGGCATTACATTTTTAACTTTAATTTGTTGTTCTTTATCACGTTTAAGTATTTCATTTACTGATATTGTTTTAGGTGTTTCCCTTGGTGTTTCCCTTGGTGTTTCCCTTGGTGTTTCCCTTGGTGTTTCCCTTGGTGTTTCTTTTTGTATTGGTAGTGTTGAACTTACTAGTGTTGAACTTACTATTTTCTCTGTTGTATGTGGTGTAGATATATTTGATGTACTATTTTGCCCAGGATTACTTTTAATTATAATTGATTTCTCACTATTAATTGCAAAATTTTTGGCATGATTAGATTTATCAAGTACTTTTGTTTTTTTATCACTTGATATATCCATTGGAATATTTTTAACTGTACGTAATTTATATTTATCTAATATTGCATTAATTTTATCTTTGTTTGCAGGTTTAGATGGTGTAGTCATAGAATGGTAATGTATATAATTGGTAATATCATACCCTACACCAAGAAACTTTTACATAAATATTAACGATAAAACATAACAATAAAACATAACAATAAAACATAAGACTAAAATTGATTATTTTAAATACTTAATATAATTACTATAATTACTATAATTATTATGGCATCATCAGCATCATCAGCATCATACTATGTTGTTAAAAAAGGATATACGCCAGGAATATATCATTCATGGACTGAATGTAAACGGGAAACTGATGGATATTCAGGTCCAATATACCGAAAATTTGCATCATATACAGATGCTATTGATTTCCTAAACAGTAAAACAGTGTCTACTGGTAATTCTCGACCTGTAGATGTAGGTATATGTAGTTCTAGCAGCGGAGCTACATCTATATCTACATCTACATATCTAGATACTAAAAAAAAATTAAAAATTCACAAATCACATATTAGTGAATCTATACAAGCTAAAGAAAAATCAAATAATATTAAAAGTGCTCCTTTTTCAGAGTCATTAAATTACACAGTTGAACAGTGGACACAAATTAATGATGAACTTTATATATTTACTGATGGTAGCTCACGAAAATCTAAAATATATCCAAATAGTGGTATTGGCGTGTATATAGGATATAATTGCACTAATATAAAAGAACAATATAATGATAAAACAAATAATATGTGCGAGCTAACAGCTATTGACTATGCATTTAAATTAATTATAAAATATTGGAGAGAACTTGCAGAGATTGGTAAAGTAATTAAAATTGTAAGTGATAGTGAATATTCTATTAAAGCTTGTACATTATGGTTACAGCAATGGAAAACTAATAATTGGTTAACAAGTAGCAAAGAACCTGTTAAAAATCGTAATCTAATAGAAAGTATTGATAATAGTATGCAGCGCATAAAACTTATAAATAGTAAAATACCAGATGCATCTGCTAAGGATACTTTAAAAAAAATTAAAGTAAAATTTATACATGTTAATAGTCATCAAAATGAACCTAATCCTGAAACTGATAAATTTAATTATGCATTATGGTTTGGTAATTATATAGCTGATGGATTATCACAAAATAGTATGTAATTTATTTTTTAACTTAAATATTTAACTTAAACATTTACTATAAAATTGAAATATATTAATTAGCTATTATCCAAGATAATCAAATATGGCTGAACTATTAATTGCTCAAGAGAAACTTATGGATAACCTTACCGGGATTTTTCAAAATTTTAAATCAAATATTCGTGATAATATTACTGGTTTTTTAACTGAAATTAATGATAAATGGCAAGCAATTGTTATTAAATTTGATGAAGAACATAAGGAGCTTGAACGTATTCGCAGAGAATTAAATGGCAAAAAGTTTGATGAAAGTAATTATACAAATGTATCAGTTATTAAAAATCAGGATAAGCAAATTCGTGAATATATGAATAAAATAAAGGAATTGGAAACTAAAGTTAAATTTTTAGAAAAACAATCTCAACAATCTCAACAATCTAATCAGTTAACAAAGCAATTACCTAAAAACAATGAGCTAGATACTATTGTAAAACCGATTGAATTAGCAGAGATTAATGATAGTGAAATTGCAGAGATTAATGATATTATAATTAATATTGTTGAAAAATGTGATGCTAGTTTAAAAGAAGTTGCTAAAGTTACTGAAGCAACTGATACTTTTGATGCAAACTTATTAAAGACTGATAATCATGAAACTACTGTAAAAAAACCACGTATTCGTATTACAAAGAAAGAACCTGCAAATACAACTAATGAATTAAAAGAAGATGTTAAAGGTAGTAGAGCAGTTAAAGCAGTTAAAGAACTTAAATCAGTTAAAGAAGTTAAAGAAGTTAAAGAAGATATATCTATTAAATCTGTTAAAAATAATACATATGATATTTTAGAACCTGATACTCTTGAAGAAGTAGATGAAAGTATAGCTGATAGTGTAGATAATACAGCAGCTCAGGATTTAAGGCAAAAAGCAACATGTAAACTTGTAAAAGAGCTAAAAAACAAAGAATTACGTATGGAACAAAAATTAATTGAAAACTATACAAAGAAACTTGAAAAATCTTTAAAGAAAGAAAATGCTGAAAATGCTGAAAATGCTGAAATTGAAGAAGTTAATGATAATAATGTAATTGAGCCTGAGCCGCCTATAGTTGAGATAAAAGTAGCTGAGATAAAAGTAGCTGAGATAAAAGTAGATTTAAAAAAGAAAAAAACTGAGATTAAAAAAAAAGATACAAAAGATAATGGTAAAGGAAAGCTTGTACTTTTAGAAACTAATCAGGTTTCTCCAGCGTCTATAGCTGCATCAACTATACTAGTTCCTAGTAATACAACTATTTTAAATGAAGATGATATTATTGTACAATATCCTGATAATATTCCTAAAAGTGTTGCTAATGTTGTTACACTTGAGTATAAAAATGAACTATTTTATATGGATTGTAACAATAATGTATATCAAATTACAGAAGATGAAGATATTGGAATATTTCTAGGTCTTTATAATGCTAATTTAAATAAGATTATACCTATTAAACATTAAGTTGATGTAGTTTCTATAAAATTTATTTTTTATTGCGAATTGTTATAAAAATTATAAGTAAAAATAACAGTATAAGTACTACAACAAAGCCGATTGCTGTGTGCTCAATATCATTATGTTCGTTTTTCATATTTTCAAATTGTTCACGTTCATTCATAGTAAAACCTTCAATATTTTTAAATGGGCTAGAAACGGTTGTTGTTGGTGGTGCTGAGTATGTTGTTGTAGGTGATCGTGTTGTTGTTGGTGCTGAGTATGTTGTTGTAGGTGATCGTGTTGTTGTTGGTGCTGAGTATGTTGTTGTAGGTGATCGTGTTGTTGTTGGTGCTTGAACTTGTGTAGTGGTAGGTGTGCCTGAAGCTGATAATGTAGTTGTAGGTGCGCCTGATGCTGATAATGTAGTTGTAGGTGCGCCTGATGCTGATAATGTAGTTGTAGCTGTGCCTGATGCTGATAATGTAGTGGTAGCTGTGCCTGATGCTGATAATGTAGTGGTAGCTGTGCCTGATGCTGATAATGTAGTGGTAGCTGTGCCTGATGATGTAGCTGCTTTTGTAGTTATAGGATTGTCTGATGATGTAGCTGCTTTTGTAGTTATAGGCTTGTCTGATGATTTAGTTGAATATAAATAATGTGAATAAGCTGAATGATTTATTGTTGGAAAAGCATTATAATAAGATTTTACATACTTATTATATTCATTAGATTCATTAGATTCATTAGATTCATTAGATTGTTTAGATTGATTAAATATTTTAGAATATAAATATTGAGCTCCAAACTTTTTTAATCCATATCCATTTTTAATATAGTTGCTCATTTCACTACTTATAACATTACTTTGCAATTGAGAATCATTATTATCATTATTATCATTATTGCTAGGACTACCATAAAAAGTAGAGTATATAGAATTATATAACTTATTTAAAATACCTGCTTGTGCATCAATATTAGTCTGTATATTATCTTGACTTTGATATTTAGTTGGTTGAGTAGTTAAATTTTGTAATAAACTATCAATTGATGTCTTATCAACTTTTTGACTTGTTAAAATAGTTTGTAAATTCCCTGCACTAACTTTAACAGCAGAACTATTATTTGGCTGTATTTCTGTTAAAACACCACTTGATTCATCAAAATAATATAGTTTATTATCTTCTACACCAGTCATTAAATTTGGTTGCATATCAATGTATTGAGCATTTAATCCAGTTGTTACTATAGGTACATTACAATTTGCAGGTATTGTAGGTATTGTAGGTATTGTAGTTTTTATACTTTTTGCAAACTCAAGTTCATTATTTGGTATAAATAGATTTTTTTGTTCACGTTCATGAATACTATTTAAAAATTTTTTGTTAAGTGCATTATAGTCACCTTTACCAAGCTCCATTGTAACTGTAGTATTATCATTAACAGTAGGATCATAATTAACAAATTTTTCAAGTAAATTGTCTTTAATACCAATAAATTTTGACATTGCTTGAAACAATTCACGTTTTTGGCGACCAGTTACACGATCTTTCAAATCGCGTGGTAATTTAGTCATAATTTGAGCTAGAACCCGCTGCATAGTATCTAAATCAAATTTTGACTGATTTTCAAATATAATGCGGCTTAGCAAATCATCATTATTACATGTTAGATCAGCAATTGATGTATTATTTAATCCTATAACTAAGAGTATTGTTGGTTCAATAGTCTTCATACTGACAACACGTAGCTCATGTGCAATAACAAGGCGTATTAGCTGATCTTCTGTAAGTGCTTGAGCATCAGGCACATTAGTTTTGAGATAATTATAATATAAAAGAGCTTGTTGGCGGTCAGGTTTTTGATTAAAAAGTAATCCCTTTGGAATTTTATTTACAATATTGAAAGCTTTGTTACTATTAATAGTTTGCATTTTTATGATACACTTACTATAAACTTATTATATAAACATATAAAATTTATAATGCACAAATAAAATACATTTATGAATATCTAGAAAGTAAATCTTGCAGATTTTGATTGCACTCTGGACATTTACAATTATACTTGAACCATCTAGATGCACATGCCTCACAAAATATATGACTACATATCATTCTACATGCAATATTATCCTTGTAAGTATCTAGACATATTGAACATTGTGTACCTTCTAGAGCTTGAATTTTAACACTATAACATTCTATATATCCTAATCCCATACTCATAGTGCTCATCATTTGGTCAAGCTGGTCAAGCTGATTATTTTGAGGAAACCCATTATTTATCATAGGATTGTATAAGTCAATATTATTATTATTATCATAATTAGAATTAACACCATTAACACCATTAACACCATTAACACCATTAACACCATTAACACTATTAACACTATTAACACTAGTAAATCCATCAATTTGTCCATCTATGTTTTCATAGTCAATTTCATCACTCATTTCATCATCACCCATTGCTCCATCAGTATTTTCTATATGTGCACTGCAATATCCTCCTACTATATGTGATAAATATGTACTATAGTTAAATATTTCACCACACCCAGAACAGTATATTGTTTCCATAGTTTCTATAGTTTCTATAGTTTCTACAGTATATATAGATATACCTTTATCTTTACATTTACATTTATATCTTTATAAAAATGATAGAAAAATAATAGAAAACTAATTTAAGAATATTATAAATAATTGTTATAGTATATATATACTTGCACTTGCACTTCCACTTCCACTTGCACTTCCACTTCCACTTGCACTTGCAATGACTTTTATTTGCAAACTTTCTAACTTTCAAAAAGTTCAAGAATTTAATAGGGCATTTGATATGGCACCAAAAGAACCTGCTAATTATCTATCTGGATATACAGATGAATTTGAACATTTTCAAATTGATGAGTACCAACATATTCGCCCTGAAATATTTAATAATCCTAAAATTATTAGGCTACGACTAGATTTGATTGATGAAGAAATAGAAGAGTTAAGTCATGCAATTGAAATTAATGATTTTATTGAAACACGTGATGCAATTGCTGATATTCTCTATGTTGCTTATGGTATGGCTGATGTATTGGGAATTAATATAGATATGGTTTTTAAACAAAATATTAAAAATAATGAAATGTCTAGATATGATAATATCCATAATAAAATGCTTATGAGTATAGGAAAATATGCAAATCATGACGAAAGAAATGATAAGCCTATAGGTTTAACTAATTTTGATTGGATAAAAGTGATTTATGATAATATTCCACAACAAACTATATCTTTATTTGAAAGTATTAGTTATACTTATAAAGAGTTGGAAACAATATGCTTGGCAATTGACTCTAAAAATGTGGAAAAAGAATCATTTATTAAAATTGGGAATTGCATTTGTAATTTGTTAAAATTTGTATATACATATGCATATTTTGCAGATATTGATGCTAATAGCGATTTTGCTATAGTACATACTAGCAATATGAGTAAGCTTTGTAATACAGAAGATGATGCGAGAAATACTGTTACTGATTATGAAGATAAATTTGAAAATGGCAATAGTCCATATGATAGTCCATATTATTATGAATTGCCAAGTATTGGAAAATGGATTGTAAAGAATAGGAGCACAGGAAAAGCATTAAAAAATATTAAGTATAAGAAGGTAAGTTTTGATTAAGTTTTGATTAAGTTTTGATTAAGTTTTGATTAAGTTATTTATTTAGTAAAATTGATTTTTTAATGTGCTTAAACATTTCTATATTACGTATACATAACAATAGTTATATCAAGTTCACAATAACTTTATAATGGCACAATATACTCAACTGACATTTATTGATTATGATGAGCTTATTGATTATATTGATGATGAAAATGTTGATGAAGTCCGCGAAATGTTTGTTCAATTTGGATTAACAATTGATACTCTCCTTTTTGATTCACCGCTTTATAATTCAAGTGGTGATGAATTATTTACATATCTAGATTACATTATAGCAAATTCTCTTATTAAGTTAATTAATTATTGTATTGATGAAACGTTTATCGTTTTAGATGATAAATTTTTCCATCGTTGTGTGCAAATAGGTGCACTAGATGTCTATGAACATGTACGTGAAGTATATCCAACATTTTATCCAGCCGAACAAACATTTTGCGAAGCCATAAAACAGTGCAACTCATCAATTGCAGCTGAGCTATTAGCTATTAGTCCTCAACTTATACATTATATTGATGACTCGGTAATTGAATATTTGTTTAGTTTTGATATTGATGAAGAAACGCTTGAAACAGTTCGTGTTCTATTTAACTATAATGTTAATCCTGTACTATTTAATCGTTACCTATCATATTTACATCATCCAGAAGGTAATTACTTTAAAATTGATGAAGATGATAAGGATCTAGTGATAGAGTTGATTGATATACTTGAAACCAATTGTGTGGTTGCCTCTCAACTTTAAAAATATATTTAAGTTTATTAGTTAAATTAGGATTGTATGAGAGTGCAGTTTGCTTAATTACAGTTTTATTTTTATTAAATAATGTTTTCCATATTTTTAATTCATTTGCAAGTATTGATGTAATTTTAGGGTAAGATTGTTGTGTAGGTTTTGGTTGTACATATATATTTAGCATAATTTCTTTTTTTAATATAATAATTAGAATACTATTAACTATGTTATCTAGCATATTTGTTTTTTAGTCTTATTCTTATTTTTATGTTATATTAGAGTTTAGAATTTTTTACATAATAAAATATAAAATAATTTTTATTATTTTTTTATTGGTATCTGTATCCTTTATAATCACCCGATCTAAATATGAAAAATTGAACTTAAAAATGTAGTAAATTGCTATACTATAGCAAAATAGTAAAATAGTAAGTAGTGCTGATACTAAATATATCATCAGCACCATTCATCACTCACAACTCACCACTCATCTAATTAAATATAAACATGTCTCTATTCCCTCAAAAGTTGGATTTTTACATAAAAGGTGGCGTTAGTGGAATGTTTGGTGTAATTCTTAGTCACCCTATTGATACTATAAAAACACATATTCAATCAGGTAAACAATTATCTAAAATTAACTTTAGCCCAGCATCTCTATATAAAGGTATTAGTGCCCCATTAATTGGTGTAGGTATTGAAAAGGCTATTGTATTTGGCGTATATAACTATGCTAAGCGTGAGTTACAGTTGAATATACCGCTTTCTGGTGCTATAGCAGGTCTAGCAGCTAGTATTATAGTAACCCCTTATGAACGCATTAAAATCCTTAAACAAAGCCAGCAAACTTTAAAAAAAATGGACATTATAAGTCCACAGTTTCTCTTTAAAGGATTAAGTGCAACCTTTACACGTGAAGTGCCCGGCTTTGCCATATATTTTACTGTGTTTGAAGCTTGTAAATATCATTGGCATACTAAGTATAATAAGACAATATCGTATTTAAATGCATTCTGTTATGGAGGATTATCAGGGTTTACTGCGTGGGTATTTATTTATCCTCAGGATCGAATTAAAACACTTATGCAGCTAGATATGTCTAAATCTTCTGGTAAAATGGATAGTAATAGTTTTGCACAGATTGCAACCCGCATTTATAATGCAGGTGGTATTGCAAGTTTGTATAAAGGATTTAACTTTGCAGTATTAAGGGCAATTACCTTGCATAGTGGAACATTCTTTATGATGGAGCTATTAACAAGTTAAATTAGAGTATTTTTAGCATTTTTAGTATTATTTTTAGTATTTTTAGTATTTTTAGTATTATTAGTATTATTAGTATTATGTTTTATAATATTTTACAATAAAATAAAATATTTATATTAATTAAGTTTGAATAATGGTTAAATATTTAAACACTAGAAATGCTAACACAGCTAAACATTCTAAATTAGCTAAATCAAAAACTAAATTGCAGAAAGGCGGGAGTGCTGCTGCTGCTGCTGCTGCAGCTAAAGATATTATTAGCATTAGTAAAAACGATTTGTTAGATGCTTTATCTGAATATAATAATATTGAAAAATTAATAACTTATACATTTGAGTATTCAACAGTAGATAAATTTAGTTATAAAAGTACTTCTACTGCATTAGATACATCAGACCCATTTCTATCAATAGTTCCAGCTGACCCTGAATTTCCCGAATATAATTTAGATAATTTATATGAATGGTATTTAACAAAAAATCCAGGCTTTCTGCCAATATCAGAACTGGAAAACTTACAAATTCCTGAATTTGCATTTATTACAGCAGTAATGGTTAAAGATTTAGTAATTTTATTACAAACATGTAGATTTCCAAAAAAACATAAGAATAATACTAATGAAAAATTTGCAAGAAATCGTATTGGTAGAAATAGTATGAAATATTTTGAAAATACATATAAGTTAAATCAAAAAATATTAAATCCAAGAAATGAAAAAAATAATTTTACACAAAATTTAATAAGAAATATTGCTGAATTATTACACTTTATTGATAACTTTATTAAAGAAGGATATATCTATTTGGATTTTTTAGAAATATTAAAAAGTTATATATTAATTTTTAGTTCAGGTAAAAACGTAAAACAAGATGAACCTGAATATGATCAAATTCTAAAACATATTGACTATTTAAAGAATCAACCCTATATACTTTATCCTTCTACAGAACAATTAGATTATAATAAAATTATATTTACTATGAAAGCACCATTTATTAATTTTAGATTACCAAATGTAAGGCCATATATACATGGAAAATTTCACAATATTTTATCTGAACTAGAACACGATATTTTTTTTCATAGTCGAATTACACATGGATTAATAATTAATTTAGATTTAATAACTATATCAAAGAGACTAACATTATACAAAGATTTAAAAAAATTATATAATATTGAAAACCCTGAATCAGAAGCTCCGATTATACCTGAACAAATTGATAGAGAAATATATAAGAATATATTTAAAAAATCAAATTTTATTATTCATAATTGTCTAAAAGATATAATAACAAGTTACAGAAAACCTGCAACAATAAATTCCAAAGATCTTGATTCAATAAAAAAGAATAATATTTTATATATATTTACTATACTTACATTTTATATTTTACATGAATATTTTCATCGTAGAGAAATTTATGGATTATATGCACTTTTCAATTTGCATACAGCTTTTAATGATTTCCGTGATACTATAACAAAAACAAATATTGATGAAGAGCTTTTATATTCTCATATGCCTACAAAACTTATAGCTCAATATGTATACAACTTTATGCAAGGTATAAAAGATTTAAAGACAGAATTGCCTAAATTAAAAGAAGGCAAAGTAATCAACAATATTGTTGGCCAAGCACTATTAAGATATTTATTCAATTTTGATAATATGAACATTTTACATACATTAGATTATTATGAACAAAAACTTAAATGTTTACATTTTTGTTAGTTTTTGTTAGACTGATCTAACAAAATAATTACTGGGGTTAACAGAATTAATAATTTATAGATTTATTTTTTTTGCCATATTATTTTTTATTTTATTATCCCATTATCCCATTATCTTATTATTCCATTTTCTCATATCTAATATATAATAATTATATAATAATTATATAGATAATATATAGTATACACAATATACAACACAATATACAACACAATATACAACACAATTACCAATCCCCCCCCCCATCTCTTGACAACTATGCCTAAAACATCTAGCCATAAGAAAACTAGCCAAAAAAAAACTATAAAGAAAAAACCAATGGAGGTTGAGTTTGAAGCCCGTTTTCTTGAAATAGATAGAGATTCCCTTATTGAAAAGATTAAAGCTGCAGGTGGACATCAAAAAAGCCCATTAACTGTTTATCGGCGGTCAGTATTTGGCTTATGTGATATAAAAAAGGGATATGTCCGTGTTCGTGATGAAGGTGATACAGTTACGCTTACAGCTAAAATTTATAAAGATCCTAAATTTCCAGAAGAATATGAACTTAACATTAAAGATGATTTTGTTAATGGTCAGGCATTTCTCCGAGCATTAAATCTAACAGAAAAAGCTTACCACGAAACTATGCGGGAAAAATGGACCATACCACATCGTGGTGGTAAAGGTGAGCTATGTGAAGTTACATTTGACTATGTACCTGGTTTACCGGTTTATTCTGAAGTTGAATGCAAGACAAAGCCAAACCTTACCAAAAGTATTAAAATGTTATCATTAAATCGTGATAAAATGCGATTTGGTGGATATGGTAATGTATATGCTGAATATTATGGGATGTCATTAACTGAAATAAATAATGATATTTCATCACTTACATTTGGAAATATTGAAGAAGAATTAGCAAAATATATACATAAAAATGCAGATCTATTGCAAACACTTGCTAAATCGCATTTAGAAGTTTATAAACGGACTAAAAAATAGAGTGGGAACTTGAGCAAGGTAAATGTATATCCATAGCACCATCGCTTATATCCAATAGGCTTTTAAGATAGTTGTAAAAAAACTAACTTAAAAAAATGCTAGCTATTTAAAATATAAGATATCTAAATATCTAAATATCTAGATATCTAGATACCTAAATATCAATGGAGCAAGTACAACCACAACGTCTTTATAATATTATTGTAGCCTATACATTTGGTACAAGAGGTATTGGACTTAATGGGGAATTACCTTGGCATATTTCTGCAGATATGGCATATTTCAAAAGTATTACTACTATGAAATCTATACATGAAACAACAGCAACACCAGTAACACTAGTAACAAATATAGTTGTAATGGGTCGTAAAACTTGGGATAGTATCCCAGCAAAGTTTAAACCTTTGAGTGACAGGTTTAATATTGTTATTACAAATAGTAAAACACCTGTTGAGTATGATAATTCACATAATAATTCACATAATAATAATCTAGCAGATAAAGTTATTTTTATAAATTGGGAACAATTTCTAGCTCTAGATCTATCACATCCTAAATATGGGCAAATCTTTATAATTGGTGGTGAAACTATCTATAAAAAATTTCTTGATATGGACAATAAATGTATAAGCCGCATATATGCTACTGAAATATATGATTATAAAGGTGCATGCGACACGTATTTTCCACAATTTACATACCAAAATATAACTGAGGTAACACCATTTATCCAATCAAATGGTTATTGGATCCGGCATATTGTCTATAATGTGTCATTTAAATATAATATACAAACTAGTGATGCTCCACCTGTTTGGTTAAATATTGAAGAAAATAATTATTTACAAGTAATGAAAACAATATTAGAGTCTGGAACAAGCAACGATGATCGTACAGGTGTCGGTACACTCTCTTTATTTGGTGAAATGCTTAAATATAATCTACGTGATACATTTCCTATTACTACTACTAAACGTATTCCGGCACGCCAGATATTTGAAGAGCTTATGTTTTATATTTCAGGAAAAACAGATAATACTATATTGCAGGAAAAAGCCATACATATTTGGGATGCTAACACAACACGTGAATTTCTTGATAAACGGGGATTAAATCATTATAAAGTTGGTGATTTTGGTGAAACATATGGTTTTAATATGCGGCATTATGGTGGTGAGTATATTGGGTGTGATGTAGAATATCCTAGTGGGTATGGATATGATCAACTTGCAAATGCAATTGAGCTTATTAAAAATGAACCAGCAAGCCGTCGAATTATTATTGATTTATGGAATCCTGCTACTCAACATAAAGCAGCTTTACCTAGTTGTTTGTGCAAGTATCAATTTAATGTAAATGTTACACGTGGTGAGTTAAATTTAGCTATCTATTTGCGAAGTAGTGATTACTTTCTAGCAAATAATTGGAATACTTGCACAGGTGCATTTTTAGTACATATGATTTGCAATTTAAATGGTATAGATTTAAAACCTGGTGAGTTAACTGTGTTTATTGCGGATGCTCATATTTATAAGTTTCATATTGAACAAGTTAAAGTTAATCTAGCACGGCAACCATATCCTTATCCTAAGTTAGTGTTTAAAGGTTGTGGTGATAGCAGTGGTGATAGTAATAGTAACAAGGCTAATAAAAAAAATTCTATTAATGAATTTAAATGGGATGATTTTGAATTGCTAGGGTATAAAGCACACGCTGGTATTAAAGCACCTATGGCAGTGTAAAATTTGTTATACTTTTTGCCTTTGCCTTTGCCTTTTATTTTACTATTTTACTATTTTACTATTTTTCTATTTTTCTTTTTTTTTGTTTAATTTACAGTTTGTGAATTAGTGAATTAGTTTGTTTATTTTTATCTAAATAAATAGTAATATTACATATTAAAATTATATATTAAAATAGTATGGCTTTTAGTAGAAATCGTTATGAAACTTGTGCTTATAAACAATTATTAGCTGAATCTGTTGGTGAACTTGGGTATACACTTGATCCTATACGTTATTATCATCCTAATCCTGCCCGTATTGAAAAGGGTATAGTTGCTGGTAATGATGTTAGCATTGCACGTGGTGGTTCGCTTGTTGATGTTGAATCTGATTTATTAGGTATTGATCGTAAGCTGTCACGATGCGAATCTCTTAAATATCAGAATCCATGTCCAACTGGTACAATGAATACTTGCCACCCAAACAAGCTTATTATTCGGGGCAATCCTAGCAATTCAGCACGTGTAGTTGACATTTCACCTGTACATTTACCTAGCGCACAGATGTTTCGTTATACTCCTATTCCACTACCACCTACTATATATGCTCCACATTGTTAGTGGAATTTACCAGTATTTTTTTTTATATTTTCGTTTTATATTTTCTTTTTATATTTTCTTTTTAAATTATAGCTATAGTAAGAACTTATCTAATGGATACTAAAAATAGTACTCAAAATAGTACTCAAAATAGTACTCAAAATAGTACTCAAAATAGTACTAAAACTATGAATGAACATACTAATGCAAGTGCCAGAGTAAGTACTAGTGCAAGCAATGATGAAACACCTGGAGATAGAACTATGGCAAAAAAAGAATCACTTAGCATTATTAGCATTTTAGATCGTATTAAAAAATTAAAAATTTCTGATAATGATAAAGTTGCTATTCTTGATGCATTTAGAAAAGGTATAAGAAACCCTGCATTAGGGGAAAATGCTGATCTTGATAAGATTCAAAGTAAATATATTTCTAGTGCAGCTAGTGATTCAACTGTACAAGTTTCAGGTAGTAATGGAAAATCTGAATCTGCAAAATTATTAAGTGGTCATCAACATGAGTGGCAACAACCCTCGTATGGTGGATTATATAATGGAATGCCCCAGATGCCACAGATGCCCCAATACATGCCACAGATGCCATACATGCCATACATGCCACAGATGCCACATGATTACATGACTGCATCACAGTTTGATATTCTTAAAAATAAAATGGATTCTCTACAGTTTGAACTTGTTGACTTACTACGTCATGTTAAAGATTATACTCAACGCTATATGAACTCCGTACGGCAAGCTGATCTTGAAAAAATTGATCAATATATTAATGGATTATTTGATGTTGATAAATCTCTTCGAGAAGCTAGGGAAAAAGCAAGTGGTATAGGGGCACCACCAGAAGAGATAAAGCCAGGCGGTATTATGGGGGTTATTACTGGTGCTAACCGCAATGAACCTATGCCTCCTACCATTGCACCGCCACCTGAAACTCAAGGCAGTATTATATCTAGTGCTACTAATGGTATTAAAAATTTCTTTTCAGGTATAGGAAATAATTTATCTGGTATAACAGGTTTAGTAGCATCTACTGCTAATATTGCAAATAATTTACTGTCAAAAAAAGTTATTGGTGATGATAAACCAGCACTACCTCCACAATCTACAGTACAATCAAATAAGAATATTATGAGTATTGATGAATATATTAGTAGTAATATGAATAAGTTTGATCATGATGGAACTATACCAAGCTTAGCTAGATCACCTCCATTGATATCTAGCAATACAAATAGTATGAATATAGTCACGCCACAGTCATCTTCAAATGTAAAGTCAGAGGGCACTATAGTATCATCAACAAGCAATAATTTAAGTACTTATAGAAAACCTGCAATAGGGCAAAGGGCTGATGCTTTTAATATGTCTACCTCTAGATATGATGGTGATCAAGGTGATCAAGGTGATCAAGGTGATCAAGGTAGTTTAAATTTAGAAGATGATGTACTAACTAGTGCTATTGGAAAATTAAACAAAAAGATAGCTGGTGATGAGAGCAGTAAAATTGTTGTAAGTACTAGCAAAAATGAAAATCCTATTGTAAGTGAACCTGAAACTGTTAAGTCAAATATATCAAATATGAATGGTGGTGCCCGGCGTATTAGTAACTTATCAAACCGTGTTAAACTACTTAGATTAAAACTAACAAAACGCAAATTAGAAAGCGAATTAAATAGCGAATTAAATAGAAATGTTTCTAAACATGGAGGTTCTAGACAACATAATTATATAGGAAAATACCTTACTGCAACTATAGGTCACCACACTAATACAAAAAAACACATATCTAAGATTAATTCTAATAGAAAGAAATAAAAGGGAAATAAACTAAAGTAAACTAAAGTAAATTAGAGAAAAATGTAAGCTCAAATATGTAAGCTCAAACATGTAAAAAAATATATAACAAAAATATAATATAAATATAATAATTAACAATAACAATAACAATTAACTATATAGTAAAATGAGCTACGATCGCAATCGCTATGATTTATGTACATATAAATATGATCTAGGTCAATCAATTGGTCCTGGTGTATATACGCTAACAACCCCCGATAATGTTTGTGAACCTTGCTTACCTTCAAACCCATGGATTATTGCCCAACGGCAAGGTGTATCAATTGCTCGCAATACATCTATGATTGATATTGATAGTGAGCTTATTGGACTTAACCGCAATCTTTCAAACTGCCCTGACCGCAAGTATATTCCTAACCAATATGGCAGTTTCAATTGTGGAGCACAAAATAGTAAAGTTGGACCCCAATGCCATCCTACTGATAAAGTATGCATTGATAATAGTATACAGATACACTATAAAGACTGTGGTCCCTACACAGAGGATACTCGTCTTAGCAATCCTCCTGCAACAAACAGGGGTGTTGGCATTAATCGCTGGCAATGGCTATGTCAAGATCCTCAAGACCGTGTTGTTGAACCATTTGATTTCCAAATTAATACTAAAATAGTTTCTAAAGACAACCACCGTCCTTGTTTACCAACACCAATTGACCAGTTCAATGTTTTTCCAATACCAAATAATCGCCCAATATGTGATACAATTACACCAGTATGCCAAGTACCAACTATGCCGGCATCAGTATCTTGGCGTAGTGAAGGGATTATATCACAGTATTAACCTATTTAACCTATTTAACTATTTAACAAAAAAAATAAATACAACTAAATATAAGTAAATACAAGTAAATATAAGTAAATTTGGATACTCTAAAATTTACTCTAAAACTGACTCTAAAATTGTAAATGAGACCTCATAGTTAGTATGAATAATTCTATGTGATTTTACTGTATAACCTCCCTCAAATAATGAATCTATGTCTATATCTAAACTTTTACAATTACATGAAACAATAATAATACGAGTTGTTAATGATTTGCAAAGTTCTTTAGCCAGATGAGCACCTATTCCATATTTACTAGTATTTATAATAGTGCAATAACGCATATCTGCAAAAAACCCATTTACACAATTTGCCAATTCAAATTTATTATAATTAATTAGTGATGCTTTAATATTTTTTTGATTAATAACTATATTTGTTTGCATATCCAAATAAATACTTTCCATATCTGTAAAGAAATGTGCATTTTTATATTGATATCCATTATTTTTTTCAATAATTTTAGAAAACAAAACACATTCTCCTCCTATAAAGCAGAAATTTTCATAGTTAACAGCTATTTCTTTAATGTATTCTTCAAGTTTATCCCGAATTGTATCATCTGGTTGGCGAAATGACAATGGATTATAGTATATATTGTACTTACACTTATAAAACTTATTTACTGGGATTTGTTTAATTTTTGTATGAATATCTATAAACTCTAGATACACAAGAGGTATATCACATTTATGAACTGAAAGTAAGCTTGTCAGTATACGTTCTACTGATATCTGAGAAATATTACATGTAATACGCAAAGAATAGTTCAAATGATTTGCTCTTAATTCAGTTGTTGTGGTATATGTAAATATATCTGGCACTACAGTTATTAAGTAGCTGTATACTGTTTTAATATGATCATTACATATGATGAGTGGTATACTTATACCATTAAATGCAATAATATTACGCTTAGGTTCAAGAGCTGTAGTTACTTGCTGAATTATTGATAAATTCATAGTGATGTTATAGTGCTGCTATATTAATTTTTTTGTAGTTTGATTTTGTAGTTTGATAATGTGATACTATAACTATAATCAATTTTAAGACAGATTTAACTATTTTTGATAAAATTGATAAAATTATCTATGCTAGAACCTGTTATATCTAAAGCCTGTACTAATGTCTGTCTACTATATATCATTAGGTTGTGATTGTAGTGTTGCATACAATATGAAACAGTTAGGTTTAGCTAATGAAAGTTTACCATTTGATTGGATACGTTGCAAAATAGAAAACATTATTCATATACTAAAAGATGATTTTGCCGATTTTGTTAATTTGGATTTAATAGATGTGAAACCGCAAAATGTAAATAATTTTAAAAGTGAAGTGAATGGTGAGGTGAATGGTGAGGTTAATAGTGATGCAAGTGTTACTACATCACATTATAAACTGGTTCATAAAAAATATAAATATATAATGCCACATGAATTTGTAGGTGATTTTATAGACTATGATATCTGGCACGATAAATATTTAAGACGTATTGAAAGATTTAGAACAATATTAAAAAATTCTAATATACAGAAAATATTTGTGCATCTAGATACTATTCCTGACAATAGTGTAAAGATAAGCATGCCATCAACCTCTATTAACTTTGAATTGGAAAAAGTAATAAGAATATATAGTTCTGGAGATGTAAAATTTATTAAGATTATAGATTTAGAAGTTAAAGAAAACTTTACTTGGCAACGTGACTATTTAGATTGGTCAAAGCTCCTATGATCTCTTATGTCTTATCTGATAAGTAAAGTTAAAATATACATTAAAATATACATTAAAATTAAAGAGTATATTTGAAAACAGTGTAATAGCCTAATATATTATAACATGTGTTGGAGTGCTGAAGTATCATTATTAACATTTTTGTCCAGTGCGGCAATGTGTGCCTATTTATGGTATAGAAATGGTTCTAATGACCGTGCAATTGGTCTATGGATTTTTACATTTTCTCTAATGCAATTATTTGAATTCTTTATGTGGATAAATATGAAAAACCATTCATTAGTATCTAAGTTAGCTCATGTTTTTTTGTTATTGCAGCCATTTGTATTAGCTCTAGCATTATTAAAATTAGGAACTATTTATGAAAATATATATGTAAAATATCTTTTATGGTTTATAGTAGCATTGAGTACATATAAAATAGTAACAGCAATTATATATGCATTTTATACAGATAGAAACAGTAACTGGTTATCAGAAAAAGGGAAAAATTGCCATTTAATTTGGTATTTTATAAAAAATGAAAATAAATTACCATTTATTATTAGGATTGATTTTAGTTTTGCAATCCCTTTAATGCTTGCTTGTTTATGTATAAAACCTGCAAGTATAGGTTTATTCTATGCATTATTTGGTATAATTACATACAATGTATCACTATTTCTTTATGGTTCAGAAATGGGTTCTATATGGTGCTGGATTGCTAATTTATTAGGTATTTTTGCAATTCTTAGTAAATCTATTATTTAGAATATAATTATTTCATTTTTTTATTTCATTTCTTTCTTCCTCCTAATATTCGAATTAAACTTGACATAACATTAACAAGTTTAATTATTAAACTGTAAGACTCAACTGGATAATTTGGTATCACTTGCCCATCTATACAATTTTCGGCATTATCTTTTAATTTTTTATGATTTGAAAGTAATAATAAGACAAATATTACTAAACTTACAATTGCTAATATATATAAATATTTCCATATATCACTAACAAAATATACACCTAAATATGCTATAATTAATATCCACACAGCAATATTTAAATAATAATCCCAATCAAATGTGATAATTTTATCTCCTAAATAATACCCTAATAGTCCAGTTACCAAAACAATGCAAATTGTTAATAAACCTGCTAGACCAACAACATTAGTTAAACGCCCAAACATAATGATAGGTACCATAATAATCCCTGTAACTATAATTAAAGTTAACCAAATAAAGTTGCTTACTACTATATTTGATGGATTAACCGAGTGTAGTGCATATGTTAATCCAAAAATAATAGCTAATAAAATAATAAAACCAATTATTGGAATAGAAAACAGCAGATTTAGAAAACTATTAGCAATACCCCAGCGATCATTTAATAAAACTACTATAAAAATAATTGCAATAGATAGTACAATATATAGGTATGTGTTAAGTATATAGTGATTACATGTTAAATAACCATTATTAAATGCATAATGACCAATTGCAATAATTATGAAAACAATTACAATAAGACAGCAAAATATTTTAAGTAAATTATTAGAATCATTTATCTGAAATACTAAAAACTCCATAGTTGTTTAGTTGTTCAGCTATTAATAGTTATAAATAAATAAAAACATAAAAAAGATAAAAATATTAAAAAGATAAAAATATTAAAAAGATAAAAAAATAAATTTTACAATATCATTTAACTTGTCAAATTACGAATATCCATTTCAACTAGGCGTTCTTCAGCTGGTGTACTCATTAAAATATAAATAATGTTTTCATTATTATTTTCACAAAGCATTGCAATTTTAGTTAATAAATCCGCAGGCACAACCTCATTTTTAATATATAGTACATCTACTTTAAACTGTCTAGAACCGTGCGTATTAACAGTTTCTAATAGATTAATACTCATTAAACCAGGGCCATCTTTTTCAAAGTGGGTAAGATAAATTTCTGCAATTTTGCCTTTATTACCATCTATAAATTTAATAACCATATTGCGATATTTATGTATTTCCTCATCAGTATAAATTTTATCATTTGACAAGTTCCCTATATCTGTTGATATTAACTGTGTGTTTTGTTCAAGATTTAAGTCAAGATTTAAGTCAAGATTTAAGTCATTATTTGACATTTTAATAATTTTATAAATATATTTATATTTACATTTGTATTTGTCTTTATATTAACTATATTGCAAAAAATATTGCAAAAATATTTAACGTTTTTTACGGTTTGTATAAAAATTGTCAGCACCTGAAGTTTCATATTCTGAGCTTTTTTTAGGGCGATATAGTTTAACTTCATTTTTAGAGTCATCTTCATCTAAAAGATCATACATATTTTTAGTATGCACATATCCAGTTTTATTAGCTAAGAATTGTTGTTGTGGTTGTAGTGGTGGTGGTTGCTTTTGTAATTGTTGTTGTGGTTGTTGTGGTTGCTTTTGTAATTGTTGTTGTGGTTGTTGTGGTTGTTGTGGTTGTGGTTGTTTTTGTAATTGTGGTTGTTGTTGTGGTTGTTGTTGTTGTGGTGGTGGTGGTTGCTTTTGTAATTGTTGTTGTGGTTGTTGTGGTTGTTGTGGTTGTTGTGGTTGTTGTGGTTGTGGTTGCTTTTGTAATTGTGGTTGTGGTTGTTGTGGTTGTTGTGGTTGTTGTGGTTGTTGTGGTTGTTGTGGTTGTTGTGGTTGTTGTGGTTGTTGTTGTGGTTGTTGTGGTTGTTGTTGTGGTTGTTGTTGTTGTGGTTTAGTTG